GCAGTTCCTCAACGCAAACGACAACGCGTCTCAAACTGGCAGAACTGTTGTCGAGGGAGAAATCCTCGGCTCGGTAGACAAGCAGACTTGGTGGCGGCTCGACATCTTCAACGACACGTCGATACCGAACACGAACAAGGCCGTTGCATACACCGGGAACCTCGTCGCACGATTGGGCGACCTTTGGTCCGACCTCGATTTTATGGACCGCGATTGGACGAATGGAATCACCGTGGACAACATCTGAAAGGACTGAACTATGTACGCACGACTCATCAGCAACACCGCAATCGCCCGCAACCCGCCGCGCTCCGCCATCATCGACGGCGCGCAGGTCGTGGGGGGACGAACCGACTGACTTTGGCCCCGCTCTCCGCAGCGGCCTGGAGGGGCCGGCGGACACGGCCGAAAGGCGCGCATTGGGGGAGCGGAGAGCGGGGCTTTTCTTCCAACCACCAACCAACCAAAGGACACACAATGGACAACCAACTCGCTCCGAACAAGACCGGCAACCAGTACGGGCGGCTCGACCCGTCCTCGACGGGCTTCGACCAGATGGCCGGCAACCCGAACATGATGGGCATGGCCCCGCAGATGTACCCCGGCCAGAACGGCATGGCCTTCCAAGGGGCGCAGATGCCGATGCAGGGCATGGGCGCCTACATCAACCCGCAGACCTTCGCGCCGTCCCAGGCGGTGTTCGCGCAGATGCAGGCGGCCAAGACGGCCGCGGCGGCCGCCTCGAACGGCTAACCCTAGCGGGGCAACCGGCCCCTCCATCCCCCACCCTTTTCCACCATGAAACGAGAATCCATCATACGCGGCCTGGCCAAGTGGGCCGGCAAGGAGATCAAGCCGAGGCTCCCGCAGTTCTCCGTCGTGCGGCTCGGCATCGCGACCCTCGAGCAGCTCGCCGTCTCGGCCCCGCCGGCGGCCGAGGCCGTCGCCGCGTCGCTGCTCGGACCGGTCGTTCCGGCCGTTGTGAACGCCGCCGGCCCGCAGTTCGACGCGGTGGCGGACGCGCTCGTCGCCGCCGCCAGGTCCGAGGAGAAGATGACGATCTCCCTCGCGGGCAATCCCTACTCGCTCACCGAAACCGACTTCCGCAACATCGTAAACGAAATCCGCACACAGGAGGCAAGCACATGAACAGAAACGCATACGAGTACGGCAAATACATCAGCGAAACCCAGATCGACACCAACGTCCCGCGCCGCGCAAACTACCAGGGCCGCACCTACATCGGCGACCTCTCGACGATTCCCGGCCTGCTGGAGTCGCTCGGCTACAAGCGAGTGGTCCGCGACCCCAAGCCAGAGAACCCGCCCGCGGGATACCACTACGAGGTCCGCTACGCCGACGACGAGGACTGCATCCGCGCGTCCTGGGTCCAGGTCGCCGATCCGCCGCCGCCGCCGCGCGTCTTCTCCAAGCGAAAGCTCTACCGCGCGCTCTCCGCCGCCGAGGTCTGGACCGCCGCCAAGACCTACATGGAGACGGCGGGATGCTGGGAGGACTGGGAGTACGCCACGACCCTGGACGAGGACGACCCGCTCCTCGTCTCGGCGGTCGCCGCGCTCAAGACGGTCCTCGGGCTCACGGACGAGCAGGTCGAGGCCATCCTCGCCGCGTCCGTCGCGGAGTAGCGCCATGGGAAGGTGGCTCGAGGAACACGCCATCGACATCCTTGGCGAGCTGGTCGGCCTGGCGATCCTATGCGCCATCGCCGCCGTGTTCGCGCTTATCGCTTCCTCCTGCGCCATCGTCGCAGACCCGGACCCACGAAACCATGAGCGGATCGCCACGGCGGTCTCCAACGCGGTCCATGCGGTCACCGAGGCGGCGCAGCAGGCGCGGGATGCCCGCCGTGACGAGGCCGGAGAGGCGAGCGGCGTAAACAGCGCCGATCCCGCCCAAACCGCTAAACCGGCCAAGTCCGGCGGTGCGCCCGTGTTGGTCTGGAAGTATGGCGGCTTCGACGGGTCGCGCGCTGCCGAGGATCCGAACACGCAGATCAAGGACTTGCACATCACGAAGTCGAAGCTTACGTACAAGTGGGCGAAAGGGTCTCTGAAAAATTGGGGGCTTGCTGACACGGACGCGGGGGCGATTGCGTGCTGCTTTTTCTGGGATGGCAAGCAATGGATCGGAGCCAAAACGGACTGGATATCCACGTCTAGGACGTCGCGCGATTTCAAAAATCTGAACGCGGGATATAACGGGTGGAAGCCCGAGTTGTATTGGGCCGCTACTAAACGTGCTTTTTGCATCGCGTCTCGTGACGGAAAGAAGCGCACCAATCTTATCGAAACGGAGGAACCGAAGTGAAGACGATCCCTTCAGCTCCGAAGTATGCCGCCAGAGAAGACGGCATGATTGTCAACACGGAGACCGGGCTTGTTCTCAAGCCGCAGAACGATGGTCGTGCCGGGTATTTCAAGCTCCGCATCATGCACGCAGACGGGAAGCTGCGGTCGCGCTACATCCACCACCTGGTCGCAGAAGCATTTCTCGGATTCCGTCCAGATGGAGCGGACATTGACCACATCGACGGCAACCGCACGAACAACCGACCGGACAACCTCCGCTACTGCTCTCGGAAAGAGAACCAGGACAATCCGAACAACGCCGGGAAAAACGGATGGCAGGCTTATGCCGCACGTAAAGTGTGGGCCACGAAAGACGGTGTCAAGAAGTTGTTCGATAATGCGAGTTCCGCGGCTCGAGAGCTTGGACTGTGTTTGAGCGGAATCTCATGCGCGCTTTCTGGAAAACCAGCAAATAAGGGCATGAGAAACGGGAAGCCTCGCTTCATGCTGATCTCATCCGTTGGAGGGTACACATTCGCATGGGCCGGACCATACAAAACGGAGGAGCCGAAATGACGCCCGCCGCAACAGCCGCGGCCGCGATGCGGATCGCGAACATCATCCACCAGGCCGTCAAGCGCTCGGAGAAGTACCTGCGCGACGACCAGCGGGCGGCCTACCCGCTCACGGGAGATGTGTGGATCGTAGTCAAGTGCAAGCGGATCGCCAGGAAGCTCAAGGACGAGGATTGGCACACGACCGCCGACGGCTCGGTCGCGATCCGCAAGCTCGACGAAAAGCGCGTCAAGATCGTCGCCCACAAGTTCTGCCGCGCGAGCAAGCTCTGGAACGGCCCCGACGTCCTCAAGAACAACGAGCTGGCGTCGATGTTCGCGTCACTCTTCCACGACCTTCTCTGGGTCCACAAGGACGAGCTGGCCGAAATGCTCGGCATCACGGTCAAGGACGTCCTCTACCTCGCCAACGATGCCTTCGTCCTCGCTTGGCGGTTCATCGACCCGTCGCTCCTGGGGCGCATCAAGAGCTACTTCGCGTTCCAGGCGGTGAGTGCAGCCGTCCCGTGGTATCACAGACTCAAGGGCGCGACCGCCGCCATCGCCGCGTCCTTCCTCCTCTCCGGCTGCTCCGGGTGCTACTCGCTCCCGGACGGCGAGGTCGAGGAGGCCGGCGGCGTCGAAACGGTGCAACACATCATGGACATCTACGGGGACGGACTCGGACCCGACATCGAGGAGGACGGAGAATGACCGGAGCGGAAGACCACGTCACCTGGATCGGGACAATCGTCGGCAGCGTCGTCGGCGGCATCATGTTCGGCGTCGCATGGATCAAGCGCTTCGTCGCGAAGGGCATCGACTCGGAGGCGATCAAGCAGCTCAAGGCCGTCGAGCGCAAGAACGCGGAGGAACACGCGCGATTCGACGAGCGGATCAAGGAGGCCGAGAAGGAGACCTGGCGCCAGAAGGGCGTCCTAGAGCAGATCAACGAGCGGGTCGGGGAGGTTCTCGACCTTGTGAAGGCATTCAACAACAAGAAATAGGAGACACAGAAAATGGCCACCACAGATCATCCCCTCATCCTCGACCTTGGAAAGGTCCGGGACACCGTGCAGTCCGTAGACGACCTCGGGCTGGTCGCTGGAAACTCGTCCGTGATCAACAATAAATGGGAGGGCGCGAAGTCGCTCAAGATCTTCGGCCACGTCGGCGGCATCTTCCTCGTGAGCGGTCCGGACTCCGACCCGGACACGGGGTGGAGCTGGGACTGGACGGGGTCGATCAGCCAGACGTTCGTCGCGTTCCCTTCCGGTCTTTCGATTCCGGCGCACGTTGTGCCGTGGCGCGGAATGAGGAAGGTGTCGGTTGACGGCAACTGGGTGGAGTATCCGTGCGAAGGGCTCGCCTATGTCTCGTCACCGGGCGTCACGATCCGCACCGGATGGGACTCCACCCTCGGCGAGGCGCTGTCCCCGTCGGAGCAGAGTCCGATCACTCTCGACTGGGTCGTGATCGGAGCGGCGCTCTTCGTCAGCTAGCGGAGGCATCCATGACGAAGCTCGCAATATGGAACCGCGCGCTCGCCCTCCTCCCGCACGACCGGCGCATCGCGTCGGAGTCGGAGCAGACCGTGGAGCGCGAGCGCTGCGCGGAGCATTGGGACGCCGCACGCCGCGCCGTGCTGACCGCCCGAGAATGGGGCTGGCTCGTCCGCTCCGAGCCGGCGTGCTGCGGGGCGGCGCACACGGGCGGGTGGTTCGCGCAGAGGCCGATGGGGGCGCTCCTCGTCCTGGGGTTCTGGGACGGCATGGGAAACCGCGTCGGCAGCGAGCCGCTCAACGGCGGCTTCCGCGTCCGCGGCCCCGCCCGCGAGGTGAGATACCTCCCGGACGAGGAGGACCCGGAGATGTGGCCGTTCGCCGTGCGCGACGCCGTCGCCGCGGAGCTTGCGGCGCGAATCGCCCCGGTCATGACCGACAACCCGGCCCGCGTGCAGGAGCTTCGCATTGCCGCGATGGCACGCCTCGAGGAGGCGGGCCGCCAGGACGCGCAGGAGACTGCGACGGACGGCGGCGATCCGTTCGTCTTCGTCCACGCGAGGAGGTAGTCATGGCCCAGCGGATGGTACGGAACGACTTCGTGGCCGGGGAGATCGACCCCGCGCTGTTCGGCCGCCACGACGTGGAGATGTTCTTCCACGGGGCCGCCAGCATGGTGAACTTCGTGCCGCGGAAGACGGGCGGTGTGAGGAAACGCGCCGGCACGGAGTACCTCTGGCGGATCTCGCGCCCGGAGGACGCGGAGTACCGGGCGTTCCCGTTCAAGTTCGACCGGGACGAATTCGGCATCATGGCGTTCTGGCGTCCTCGCGGGACGCCGGACGTGTACGCGACGTTCTTCGCCTCGTACAAGGACGGCAGCCACGCCACATGGGGAAGCCACATCCTGTCCGTCTTCTCGCTCGGCACGGCGGAGACGCTCGACGGGATGCGATGCACCCAGGTCGGCGACACGATGTTCTTCACCTACCCAGGCCACCGGATGTTCCGCGCGACCGTGGTGTTCCGCTCGGCGTCCGTGTCCTGGCGGCAGATCGCGGAGTCGGCCAAGCCCTCGCGCCCGCAGGACTTCACGGAGGCGTCCGCCGCCGGGTTCCACGAGGCCGGCGACGGCTATGTCGCGACGAAGCGCCGCTACCGGCTCTATGGCGTCAAGGGTGGCGTGTGGTCGGGCCCGCGCCAGAAGAACGTGTCCATCGTCGTGCCGTGGGTGGCGTCCGCCACGATCAAGCTCAAGTTCCAGCCGGACTGGTCGTCCTACGACTACTACGTCCTGTGCAAGGAGTACGCCGGGTCCTATGGCGAGGTGTCGAGGTTCTACCCCGGCACGGACAGCCCGGACGACCTCACCATCGGCTCAATGTCGGGGGCGGCCTCCGCCACAATCGACGGGCGCGTGTTCTCCGGCCTCTCGTCCAATCCGTCCGCGGCATGGGCGAGGAGCGGGTCGGACACGCCGTCCCCGAACGCGAAGAACCAGGACGGGACGCATTCCGCGGCCACGTTCGCTACGGGCTTCTCAATCGACCGGACGGACGCGGACGACGTGCCGGTCATCGCCCTGGACCTATGGGTCGGCGCGCGCGCGCTGAACCCCTCCTCGTCCGTGGCGAAGGTCGGGCGGAACGCACAGACCACGATCCGCCTCTCCGACACAAACGGGGTGGAGATCGCCTCCTGGTCGTTCTCGGCGCTCCCCTACTCCGACCGGCCCATCAGCCTCGCGGTCGAGTCCCCGAAGATCCCGGTGTACGGGTCGTACCGTGTTGACTTCCTCGATGCGTCCGGCTCGTCGGTCCGCGTCCCCGTCCGCGGAGTGGACATCTACAGCGACGGCGACGAGCGGTCGTGGGTGGATACCAACATCGAGCCGTCGGCCGCCGCCGGAATCCCGGACCCGGTCGCCGTGGGCGACGCGGGCTTCGACGCGGACATCGTGTCCGTCTGGCAGCAGAGGCTCGTCGCCGCATCGTCCTACCAGCACCCGTTCACGATGTGGTTCTCGCGGGTCGGGGACATCTACAACTTCACAACCGAGCGACCGCAGAACGCGGACGATGCGTTCGAGGCGTCCATCGCCTCCACGGACGCGAACAAGATCCTCCACATCGTCTCGCAGAAATGGCTCCTCGTCTTCGCGGAGTCGGGCGAACACGTCGTGGATTCGTCCGGCGGGGCGTTCTCGTTCAATACAGTCTCCGTGAAGAAGACCTCGTCCGTCGGGGCGCACCCGATGATCGAGCCGACGACGACCGAGGGTGACGTCCTGTTCGTTGCGTCCGACGCACGGTCCGTCTACAAGATGGACTACAGCCTTGAGCGCGACTCGGTCGTGCCGTCCTCCGTATCGACGCGCGCCCAGCACATCACGGAGCTGCACCGGATCAAGAAGATTGCTTACCAGCGCTACCCGGACTCCGTCCTCTGGTGTCTCCTGGACGACGGATCGCTCGCGTCCATGACGTTCGTGCCGGAGGAGAACGTCTGCGGGTGGGCGCGGCATCGTCTCGCCGGCGGCGCGGGACTCGTCGTGGAGGACATCTTCGCGACGGGGAGCATCTCCGCCGGGGCGGACACCGACACGACGAGCGACATCGTCCTCGTCCTGCGCGACCCGTCGCGGAGCGGCGACGTCTGGTTCGAGCGGCTGCGGCCGTGCGTGGTCGCGGACGCGCCGAGCAAGTCGTCCGCGTACTGCCGGGACCACATGGGCTACGCCGCGGCCGACTACCCGTCCGGCGGAGATCCGTCCGGGGCGGTCGAGGCGTCGATCACAACGATGCGCCTCGAGCCGCAGCAGGCGGACATGATCGGCAAGCAGACCAACGTGTTCGACGCGACGCTTCGCCTGCGGCGCTCCGGCAAGGTGTCGGTGCGCGCCGAGGGGAGCGAGAAGTGGCAGGACAGCCGGACCCTGCCCGATGTTCAGGGGGACGCCGTCGCGCTCGTCCGCAAGGACGAGAAGGTCGCGCCATACGCGCTCCAGAACCGCGACGCCCGGCTGGAGATCAAGAGCGCCGACGAGTGGCCGTGCGAGGTCCTCTCGCTTTGCGCCATGGTTGAATTCGGCAACCAGAAATGGGGAGGGTAGGATGACGGTAGACTCGACGATCGACTTCTCGCGCGGAAGCAACGGGACCGGGAGTGCGAGGGCGAAGGAATCCGGCTACTACTCGCCGGCGGAGTTGCAGCAGATTCTCGGCAAGATCAAGCGCGACGTCGCCGCGAAGCGGTCCGCGGCTCCGGTCGCGGAGACCCTGCCGACCCCCTCGGTCGCGTCCACGCCGACCACAACGGCGGCGCCCGCGGCCAACTCCATGCTCTCGTTCACGACGGGCGAGCAGATTGGCTTCGCGTCGCAGGCCATCGGAGCCGTCCTCGGCAACGTCCTCGCCAACCGGGCGAACAAGGCGCAGGCGTCGGCCCTGCGCGAACAGTCGGGCATCTACGACCAGATGTCCGCGATCACGATGCGGCAGGCCGACGCGCAGATGGCCGGCGCCGGGGCCATCGCCAGGGGCGCGGAGATGTACGTCGGGCAGGCGGCCGCATCCGCGGAGCTGGGCCGGTCCAACGCCCGCAACCTCATAAGCGCAGCCGCCCAGCTCGACCTCTACGAGCAGTTCCATCTGCGCGAGGCGGCGCTCGAGGCCCGGCGCCGGATCGGGCAGGGGCGGGCGGGGTTCGCCGCCAACGGCGTCCTGGTGGACTCCGGCTCGGCCGCGCTCTGGGAGCAGGACGAGGCCGCCGACGCGGCGCTCGAGCAGCTCGACATCATGCAGCAGTACGAGGACCGGAGCTGGCAGTACCGCACCCAGGCGAACAAGGCCGAGGCGGAGGGGCTTCTCGCCGCCGCGAACCAGATGGGCGGAGCCGTATCCGCGGCCGGACAGGCAGCGCAGGCGGCGGGTGCGGCGGCGGCAACCGCCGGCCAGGCGTATGCGCTCGCGCTCCAGGCGGAGAGCGCACGCGCGCAGGCCGCGAGAATTCGGAACAAGAAGAGCTGGGGCGCGACCCTCGGCGTCGCGCTCGGAGCGGGAATCGGGTCGATCTTCCCCGGCGTGGGGACAATCGCGGGCGCGACGGCCGGGGCCGCCATCGGCGGGGCCGCCGGCGGCGTCTACGACGCGCACAGGAGCTAGGAGGACACCATGCCCATCGTTGACTACAACCGCATCTACCACGTCCGGTCCGAGGAGCGGCGGCCCGTCCTGCACGGCGTGAACCTGCCGGACGCGGCCGGCGCATACATCCGCGGCGCGTCTGCGGCGGCAAGGGGCGCTGCCGATGCCGCAGGTGCTGCGATGCCGTCCCTGCGCGTCCGTCTCGAGGACGCCGACGCGAGGGCGAGGGAGCGGCAGGGCAGCCTCCGCGCGCAGTACGCCGCCCTCGGCAACCTCATCAAGGTCGGCGGGCAGGTGGGCGAATCCTACGCCCGCGCCGTGGAGCGCCGCGACCAGGCCGACTTCGACGCGCTCGCCGCCGCATGGCAGACCCACATGAACAACGGGGCCGAGCAAGCGTACCGGCGCCACTACGTCCGCGGCGGCGAGAACGGCGAGGGAGCCGACGGCCCGATGCGCGCCATCGAGGAGCTGGACTCCTCGTTCGACCAGACCGATGCGTTCCAGAATGCGCGGGACGGCGTGAAGGAGAGGTTCGCGGCGTGGCGGGCGAAGAGCCGGATCCCCTACGCGAACAAGGCCGCGCAACGCCAGAGCGACCTCAACGACCTCTACCAAAAGAGCGCGCTCGAGGCGCGGTTCGCGTCGGCCGACGGGAAGATCGCGACCTTCTACGGAATCGGAGAGGACGGCTCGTTCAACAAGGCCGTCGAGGAGAAGGTGGACGCGGCGGTCGCGCGGACGGCGTGGGAGTACGAGCGCATCGGCGCGGTCCTCCCGGAATCGGAGCGGGCGAGGATTGCCGGCGGCATCCGCGAGAAGGCGCTCTTCGACCGGGCGAAGTTCCGGTGCGCGCAGTTCGCCGCGGGAGACACCGTGCCGACGGAGGACGACGAAGCGCTCCTCGCCGCGGCGCGGGAGCTGTCGCAGGACGGTTCGGCCATCGCGGACGACACGATGCGGCTCGCGCTGAAGAACGTGGCGGATGCCGCGGAGAAGTCGCGCAACGGGAACGTCGAGCGCGTCGCGAACGCGGCTATCGACTCCGCGAACGACATCCTGCAGCAGGTTCAGCTCGGCTCCGTGACGGACGGCGAATTGATGGGAAGCATGGAGTCCTTCGCAGACGCGCTGGAGAACGGCCGCGTCCCGGACCGCGTCAAGCTCCCGATGCTCGACAAGATGGACACGGCGCTCGCCGTCCGACGCGCACTCTCCTGGGAGAAGGAGCTGAAGAAGCTCGAAGTGCCGCCGGGAACGGAGGTCACGGACGAGCAGCGCTCCGCCTACCTCGAGAAGCTCAAGGAGATCGAGACGATGCCGGAGAAGCAGAAGGGCATCCTCATGCGCCGGCTCTATGGCGGCTCGGCATCGTCCGGCACGGGAGGCGCCACGCGGAGCCGGTTCACGGCGTCGGATGCGTCGTTCTGGCTCGGCAGGGGCGAGGTCGGATATGCGCTCGACCAGGCCGAGGCGGCGTACAAGGCCGGAGACATGACGGCCGAGGATTACTTCAAGACCGTGGATAACTGCAACAAGAAGGCGGTCTTCAACAAGGTTGTCGGAGACAAGGGGCCGGACTACGTCAAGTCGATCTACGACGCGATGGACGCATCGTTCGGCGGGTCGTTCTCGAAGTTGGTCGAGCTTGACCAAGACGGACTTCCGAAGGTTGACGAGAACGGAAGGCTCGTCCTGCGATACGGCAAGGACGAGACATTCTCGACGAGGGTCAAACGGTCTACCGGAGAATTGTATCCCGCCGTCGGGAACGGCATTCCGAAATGGAACGCGCTCGACATCACGGCGAGCGCGCTTGAAGCCGCGTTCTCCGCCGGAATGCAACACGTCACGGAACGGCTGTCCGGGCGTGGCGCGAAGGACGCCGGTCCGCTCACGCCGGACCTCGCCAAGGCGGAGCTTCGCGAGGTCTTCGACAACGTCCTCCAGTCGCAGAGAAATGCCATCGACAGCATCGCAATAGAGCAGGCGCTTCGAGAATACCGCGAAAAGCATTCGTGGCTTGGCGCGAATCCGCTTGACTACATCCGCGCGCGCCGAGAAGTCGAAGACTCCCACCGCTACCGCCCCGCAGAGAAATGAACACGCAAGACATCCCCATCCCCGCGTCCGCACGTCATATGTTCGCGGGGCGCAATCTCGCGCCGACGCGCGAGGAGACACCCGTCTTCGAGGACGCATGGGCGCTCGCGCTCGACCCGAAGACGGAGTCTGACGAAACCCTCCGCACCGGCGCAGCGGCCATCATGCGGAGTCTCGGCGTGACGAGCCTCGACGGCCGCTTGTTCTCCGGCAAGTCGCAGAAGGCGCTCACCGGGCGCGAGTACTACGACAGGGCGATGCAGACCCTTCGCGACGGATATTTCCGCCCGTCGCCCGAATGGGAGGAGTTCGCCGCCGCGGAGGAAGCCGGCGACCGCAAGAAGATGCGCGCACTCGCGAGAGCGAACATCAAGGGCGAGGGCATCGGCCACGATGTCGGGGAGCTGGTGGACAAGTACGACCAGAGTTCCCTTGCTGAAATCGACAAGAAGCTGGATGCCGTCCGCGACGCCATGACGCCGGAGGATATCTCCATCCTGGATGCCGAGCGGGAAACGGACGAACGACTCAACGAGATCCTTGCCGCAGAGGAAGGTTCGTGGTACGAAGGCGGCGAGGAGGCATTTGGGTCGCGCCCGCCGGATCGCGAGAAGGAAGACGCGATGAGGCGGCAGGCCGCGATGGATGAAAGGCGGTTTGCGGCGCACGCCGCGCTCTACCGCAAGTACCACGACGCCATCGAGGACGAGGGCCGTATCAAGCGGTACAAGGCGCAGCTCGAGGACGAGAACCTCTGGGCCGTCGTGAAAAGCCTGGACGGCCACATCACGGACGGGGCGCAGCGCGTCCTGGACATGGCGCTCAAGAGCGGGGACGACCCGACGAACCGCATCGTCATGAACGCCTTCGAGCGCCTCTCCACGCCGGAGCAGCGCTCCATCGCCGGCGTCCTCCAGGCGCTCCACTACGGGCGCGACAAGAACTTCGCGACCTTCCTCGGCGACCTCGGCCGCTCGTTCGCGGACACCCTCGGCATGGTGACCGTCGGAGCGGTCCGCGGCGCGGCCGACATGGTTCGCCGCACCTACATGGACTCCGCGGAGTACCGAGACATGGTCGAGCGCCGCACCCTCCTCGAGGACGCGAACCGCGAGCGGATGCTGGACTGGGGGTATCTTGGCGACTCCGTGATCGGCGTCGCGTCCACGATCCCGTACATGGCCGCGGCCGCCGTCCCCTACGTCGGCATGGCGGACATGATCCTCTCCGCGAAGGACCAGTTCCAGAGCGAGGCGTCGCGCAACGGCGTGGACGTCGCGAGCTGGGACTTCCAGATCGGATCGGCCGCGTTCGCGACGGCGTATGCGTTCGTCGAGCGCATCCAATGGGACAAGGCGTTCGGCGGCATCTCGTCCGTCTCGCGCCGCCAGATGTACTGCGATGCGTTCCACAGCCTCAACAAGGCGCTCCGCGTCGGCGGGGCCGTCGCCGGCACGATGCTCACGGAGTCCGGCGAGGAGGGTATCCAGCGGGCGCTCGAGGAAGTCGCGGAGCATTGGGGCCTCGGCACGGACCAGCTCAAGAACGCCGTCTCCGGCTTCGTCGAGGACTTCGTCGGATCGCTCGGCACAATGGCGATCATCGGCGGAGCCGGCGCGGTCAAGCAGGGCGTCGCGTACCGGCACGGAGCAATCGGCTTCGACACCGCGGAGGCGTCCGCGCTCAACAGCCGCATCGAGCAGGTGAACTCGCACTTCACGGGCGAGGGGCGCGACATCAAGCCGCTCCAGTCGTTCGGGCGGGAGTTCGGGCGCATGGCCGAGGATTGGCTCAACGCCGGAAACCTGGGCCGCGCGCGCAAGCGGACGCTCCAGAGGTGGGGCCTCACGTCCGAGCAGGCCGACACCGTGAATGCATCGCTCCAGACGCTCTGGAGCAACATCGAGCGAACCGACGCGGCGAGCGGCGAACGGAGCCGGCTCGAAAGCGCGTTCGTCGGCGGCAGCCGCGTCCTCACGCCGGCCGAGGTCGTCGCGAAGATCCAGAACGGGACGTGGCGTGGGAAGGTCGAGACCGACGAGAACGGCAACCAATCGACCGACATCACGGTGCGCGGCGTGAAGTTACGCATGACGATCTCGCCCAATCGCGACAAACCCGCCGTGGACGTGAACAACCCCGCGCAGTACGAATCCATCGTCGGAGCGCTCAACGCGAGGAGCGGCAGGAACCTCACGGTCGAGCGGTTTGCGGGGATGGACGAGAAGGAGCGGCGCGATCTTGTCGAAGGACTGGTCGATAACGGACACACAACATTCACCGCGCCCGACGGCACGAAGATCGCGGGCCGCGTCCTCGACGCCATCGCGGGACGGATGGATCTGACGGACGCCGCGCTCCCGCAGACCGCGTGGCACGAAACGATGCACGGCGTCCTGTCGATCCTCTCGAGCGCAGCCGCCGGCGAGAAAAACGAGGACGGATCGTGGCGCGTGGAGCCGGACCCGGAGGCGCGCAAGCTGGTCGATGCGCTCGTCGCCCAGGGGTACGCCCCGCAGTCCGCCCGCGAATCCGTGGACGAGGAGCGCCTCTCCGACGCATTCCAGCGGTACATGACGGGGCGGGTCTCGGTCGTGGAGGCCGACGGGCTTCTCGACCGCCTCGGGCGGTTCGTCGCGAGGACGTTCGGCTACGGGGACCGCGGCGGCCCGGAGATCAAGCGGGCGCGCACGGCCCAGGATCGGCTGTTCAACACGGCGATCACCGGCCACATCAAGAACGCGATGGAGCAGGCCGGCGGCGAGGAGGCTCCCCGCAGCGAGGCGGCCACGCCCGGGGCGAACCCCGCTACGACGACGCCGCCGCCGGACGAGGCCGAGGCTGTGCTTCGCCGCGCCGAGGAGGCAGGCGGGGATGTGTCGGCCGTCGCGACGGCGTTCCGCAACGGAGACCCGCTCGACGCGGAGCGGATGGCCGCTCTGGCCGCCAACGGACTCACGACGCGCATGGCCTGGGACCACGGTTATCGGTGGAACGAGACCGACGGCGAATGGCAGTTCGACGAGAAGCTCGCGCGCCCGGTGGACGAGCGCGACCTCCCGCAGACCGAGTACATGGGCGTGGACGGGAAGATGCACCAGCCGGCGGGACCAAGCTCCGAGGGACCAAGCTCCGAGGGACCAAGCTCCGGCGAGCGGCATCAGATCACGCCCGCCGAGGACGCGGCGTACCTTGACGCGGTGCAACGCGGAGACGCAAAAGCAGTCGAACAACTCGAGCGGAAAGCGGCGGCACTCGCCATGCCGAACACGAAGGTCGTCGGCCGCGACGGCCTCCCGCTTGTGGTGTTCCACGGGACTGCGAGCAAGGAGCGATTCAACAAGTTCAAGGATGGCGCGATCTTCACGTTCCACCGCGAGGATCTGGCCGGCCAATACACGAACAAGCGCCGCGATCTGTGGGTGAGTCCGCAGCAGACTGGCCGCGTCATGCCTCTCTTCGTCAATCTGGAGAACCCGCTCGAGATCGACGCGAAACGCAGACTGTGGAACAACCTCCGCGTCGAATGGAGCGAGGAACCCGTCTCGACCGACGAGATACTCGTCTACGCGAAGGAACACGGCCACGACGGCGTTATCATCCGCAACGTCCGCGACAACATGTTCAACGACGACCGGACAGCCGGAAACGAGTACATCGCGTTCGACTCGTCGCAGGTCAAATCGACTGGCGCGACCTATGAAATGCGCGACGTCGGCTGGGGCATGAAGGGCGAGAAGATCGCATCCATGTTCGGCCCGACATACGACGATGCGGGGAACGTCATCCCGCTCTCGCAGAGGTTCAACCCGCAGAACGAGGACATACGGTACAGCGTCTCCCCCGACTTCGCCCAGGACGGCACGGTGGTGGACGCTCTGCCGGCGCATCTGCGCGAGGACGGGCGGGCCATCGTCGCGGAGCGCGCGAACACGCCCGCGTGGATGGTTGACCCGGACGGGACGCCGACCGACCTCTCCGAGCGCGACTGGCTGCGGAGGGAGGCGGAGCGGGCGCACGACCTGCGCCTCGGCCGGCTCACGCCGCAGGAGGCCGACGAACTTGCGGAACTCGAGGCTCTCCGCGAATCGCTGGACGATCTTGGCGAGATCGACTTCCGAGAGAGTCCAGACTACGAGCGTGGAGCGAAGCGTCTTGCGGAGCTGGAGCGGAAGTATGGCGCGTCCCGCTACTCCATCACGCCCGCCGAGGACGCGGCGTACATGGACGCGGTGAACCGCGGTGACATGGAGACGGCGCAAAGGATGGTGCGCGAGGCGGCGAAAGAACTGTTCGGCTGGACGGAAGTGGCATATCACGGCGGAACGGTTGAGGGCAAGATTGATCGAACCATGCTCCGTTCGGACGTTCACGGGATATACGCGAACTCACGCGAAGAAGGTGCCAGAGGCTATGGGGATGTTCACGCGCTATTTGTCCCAAAGACCTATTTCGACTTTGATATTTTTAAGTTGTCGGAACATTTCTCATGGGACGATGTTCTTTCTGCCGCCGGCAGAATAGGTCTAGAAAGTGTTGCGTCAGAAATTGACGCGAAGTTTGATGCTGATGAAGAGAAATTCGATGCATTTGCGGAAGAGCTTGCCAAAGAGGCGGAAGCACAAGGAGATTTCAATGGCCCCACATTTGGACTCGATGTTGATGGGATCGCGATGCGGTCTGTTCCTCAAGCCGCATTTGCAATGGGAACCGGGCTTATAGATGCTGACAAGCTACTGGAACAATACCATGCGATAGGATATTGGGACTCTGAAATTGGCGGCGAGACTTATGTGATCGACCCTGCATACGCCAAGTCCGCCGACCCGGTGACCTACGACGACGCGGGGAACGTCATCCCGCTGTCGCGGCGGTTCAACCCGCAGAACGAGGACATAAGGTACTCGGTATCTGTTGACGAAGCGGCGAAAATGATGCCGGACACGGCCGTTGTCGGGGAGGACGGGAAGCCGCGAATCGTGTTCCACGGCAGCGGGGATGCCGAATTCGACTCGTTCGACAGGGGCGACGTCGGCTTCCACTTCGGGAGCTACAACGCCGCGATGATGCGGAACTACATGACCGTGGACCACGCGGGGGTAATTCGTCCGTACTTCCTCGACATCAGAAACCCGCTTCGTCTGGAGGATGATGCTCGCGACTGGTCCGGGCGCGGACTCGCGAGGTTCCTTCTCGCCGCGGAGACGACCTACAGGAACGGAGGCGTTCTTGGCCTTGAGCAGAAGGGCGGCGCATCGATCAATCCGTTCACGTCGGAAGAGGACACGGAGAGGCTCCGCTCCATTACCGACATGGGCGTTGACGAATCCAACGCCGCGATGCGCGAGTTCCTCGAGGGCAAGGGGTACGACGGGATCGTCTACCTCAATGACGTCGAGGTGGACCCGGACGGCGACAGCCACAGTTTCATCGCGTTTCGCAATGAGCAGATCGTCCGCGCGAACGAGGACATCCGCTACAGTATCTCCGGCACCACGCGGGCGAATGCGGAGTCCGAGATCGAGTCATGGCCGGAGGTCGCGTATGAAGGGAGCATCCCGAACGCCTCCTCCATTCCGTCCAGCCTTGAGAACTGGAAGGAGTATGGCGTGAGGATGGTTCCGTCCTCGCTTTTCTCCGGCGGGATCGCTTCGCAGTATTCGGCAGAAGGGCAGAGGCGCGTCCGGTCGCTGATGGAATCCATGCGGACGGACGGCGTCCAAAAGCCGCTGATTGTCGTTGTGGACGGTTCGCCGGACGGGCTTGCGTATGTCTTGGAGGGCGGCCACCGGCTAGACGCGATCAAAGAACTTGGATTAAGGGAGTTCCCCGCGCTCGTCGTCCTCGACGAAGATGCGTTCGCGGAACGGCGCTACCAGATATCCGGCGCGGTCGGCGCGGAGTCGCTCGGCCTGCGCTCGTCCGCGGACGCCGAGGCGATGGAGCGCAGCGGCGCCGACCGCGAGACGATCTGGCGCGAGACCGGCTGGTGGCGCGGGAAGGACGGCGAGTGGCGCGTGGAGATCCCGGACTTCGAGCTGAACGCCGACGCGCCGCGGATGCTCCTCGCGAGCGGCACGGCGCACCTCGCCGACCTCATCCCGGCGGACTCCGCGATTCTGCGGGCGTACCCGAGCCTGGGCAATACGCGGATCGACCTTTCCGAATCCCTCGATGCGGACGGCAGGAATTACGGGTTCAAGATCGAGGTCAACAGAAAGCGACTCACAGACCTCCGCTCAATTCTCGCGCACGAACTCCAGCACACGATCCAGGACATTGAGGGTTTCGACAGGGGATCGAGCCTTGATTCCGAACTCGCAACGCGCGAGCGCCAGTCGGACCGCGCCCGGTTTGACTCTGCGTGGACCGAGTACAATCGCCTCGCGACAGACATCAAACCGCTTGTGGCGCAGTTCGCGCAAATCATTTCTCGCGGTTGGTTGACCGGCCTCCACGACGCGACGGTTGACGAGGAAGGGAGGGTCTCATACCCGAACCTTGCGAAGGACGAGATCCCGCGAATCAACGGGCGAATGATCCGAAACGTCTCCGACGTCTACAAGGGCGTCTGGAAGGCGGTCAAGAATTTGAGCGCGCACGACGTCCAGCGGTTGTTCCGCGGAGATTCGTTCGCGGACATCCTCGACTATGTCGGCGCGAAGGAGCTGTACTACTTCGCGCTGGACGTCTCGAACGGGAACGAGTTCGGCGGCGTCGGGCAGGACTGGTTGCAGGAAGCGAAGTCCGCATACGACTCAATTCTCGGCGATGCGATCAACAATCTTGTACGCGCCGACGAGGAAGTCTCCGCGGCGAACAAGCCCATCCTGTCCTCGTTCGACGATGCGTACAATGCGTACAAGGCAAGGGGTGGCGAGGCCGAGGCCCGCCTCGTCCAGAAGCGCCTAGGCATGACGACGGAGGAGCGGGCGGCGCGTCCGCCGTGGGAGGACTTCGACGTCGCGGAGTCCGAGCAGATCGTGCGGGGGGTCGAGCAGTCTCTCCCGAAGATCGTCCGCGAGTCTCCGGCCTATGACGGAATCGACGCCGACACGGACGCGCCGCGCTTCTCCATTGCGACCTACGAGAACGGCGGTCGCGAGACCCTCGAGAAGTGGCTCGCCTCGCAGTCGAACGGGAAGAACGCGACCTTGTCGAAGGAGGATGCCGCGCAGATCCTCGCGGAGACCGACTTCATCGCGAACGTAGCCCGCTCCCTCGCCCGCAAGAAGAAGCGGTTCGCCGCGTTCTCCAACTGGAGCGAGGCCCGCGTCGAGCTGGACTCGGAGGGGCGTCCGTACTTCGGCGTGGTCCGCACGAACGGAGACTATGCGATGAACATCGACTTCTCGACGGTGTGCAAGAAGCGCAGGCCGATGGACCGCATCTTCTCGCGGCTCGTCCGCGACGGCATCCTCACAGGCGCGAACGTGAACGAGCTGTCCGGCGAGGCCGTCGCCGGCATCCAGCGCATCATCAAGGCGCACGGCCTCGAGGTCGCCTGCGCGCTGTGCTTCGTGGACGCCAAGCGCTACCGCCTGGGCGACGTTGCGAAGCGGTTCGCGGACGGCGGCACGACCGGAGAGGGGAAGTACTTCCCCGGTTGGAACAGCATCGTCGAGGCGCAGGCGAAGGGCGGGAAGAAGTGGAAGGATCGCGTCAAGGCGGCGAAGGGCAAGAAGGACTTCGAGTCCAGGTGCGTCCGAGCCATCGACAAGGATCCCGCGCTTCGCGTCCGCGTGGACGGGGCGCAGCTCGTCTCGTCGGAAGGAATGGACGCATTCGCGCGCGAGCGCCCCGGCATCTACGAACTGTGGTCGTCGTATGGCGGGACGAGCCACGCGAAGGACTCGCATTGGGACGCGCCATACAACAACGACATCATCCGTCCGTTCCGCTCCCGCACGAACGACAACGGCTACTCGTTCGACCGCGCGAAGGCATACGCCATCGGCGGAGTGCGGCTCCAGAGCTTCTCCGACTTCGTCGGCAGGATGTTCTTCGACTACGCGCAGATGTTCGCGGAGCTTGCCGGGAAGCACCTCCCGCTCCACACCTACACGAAGGAGCCGAACTTCGTGAAGATCTTCCACCGCACCCGCGCGAAGATCAACATGAGCCTCGTCCCGGCCGTCGTGGACGGAGGAATCGCCCCCGGTCTCGACGCGAACGGCGAATACGCCTGGGCGGACGAGTGCTTCCCGCCGGACGAGGCGTTCGCCCTGCGCTCGCTCGGAAGCAACGTCGGCACCATCGCAGTCGGCGTGTCCGGCAAGCACATCCGCAAACTCCTGCGCGATCCGAGGATCGACATGGTCATCCCGTACCACGCATCCGGCATCAACCCGGTCGTGGCCGCCATCCGCAGGATCGCGGAGTTCTTCGACTACACATCGGAGCAGAACACGCGCAACGCGGACGGGTCGAAGTACACGGGCAAGGAACATTTCGACTTCTACGGGTCGCTTGCACGCTCAAATGACCCGAAGGCGACGGCGTCGGAGTATCTCGCCTGGTGCGACAAGCGCGGGCTTCTGCCGAAGTTCGACAAGTTCCGCGACGAGGAGAACTACTACAAGCTCCTCGCGGACTTCCGCCTCTACGACGACGAGGGCAACTACGCGCCGCAGGAGGACGTGCGGCAGGAGTACCCGGACGACCTTGGCCGGCTCGTCGAGGAGGCGGTGGCGCACGACCAGGGGGCCGAGGACACGTTCGCGGCGGAAGAGGACGCCATCGTCGCGGAGATCGAGGACAGGATCCTCGCTTCGTCCGATTCCGGCGAGCGGCATTCCATCGGAACCGACCCGGCGTGGGACGATGCCGAGGGGCAGGCCGACGCCGCCGTCCGCGAGGCCGATTCGCTCGAGCGCTCGAGCATCAGCTGGGACGGGCCGGCGTTCTCCTACCGCTCGTTCGCGGAGGCGTTCGCCGCGCGCGACATGGCGCTCGGCTTCGACCGACCGCGCGAGCAGTACCAGCAGCTCATCGAGTCGCTCGGCATCTCCGACGAGGTCTCCGTGGACGACATCCTCTCGGAGGCGTCCCGGCTCAAGTCGGACGTGCGCGCCGCGTCCGATTCCATCGCGTCGCTCGCCGGACGCGCCGAGGAGCGGAAGTTTGCAAAGACAGTTCAGTCTCTCGTCGAGGGCGCGCACGAAGTCGGCGTGGAGGTCGGCGGAAACGCCCGCCGCGCCTGGGAGAAGTACATCTCGCAGATGCGCCGCATGGCGAAGGGTCGCGACTACGAGGACTTCTACTCGGACATGAGGCTCGACTTCGCGCGTCTCCTGCTGTCGTTCTCGGCGGACGAGTTCGACGAGCGCAGGAAGCCAGACGGCGAGGAGGAAGAAACCGCGCCCGCGTCCGCGGCGTCGGAGGAGGACGAGGAGGCGCTGCGCGCGTTCCTCGATGCGGACGAAGGCATGGACGGCGTCGATCTGGACGCCCTGCGCCAGCGCGTCCTCGACCGCATGGAGCGGCGCATGGGCGAGATCCGCGGGCTGCGCGAGCGCATCATCGCCCGCCTCGACGAGTGGCGCGCGGCCGAGGAGGAGCGCCGCCGCAAGGCCGAGGAGCGCGAGGGCGCGAACCCGCCGAAGGAGAACGACGAGGCGGAGTCCGACTTCGACGAGGGCGGGGAGGATACCGAGGGCGGCGCGAAGCGGCTGGAGGACTACGAGAACGAGTCCGTCGAGCAGCTCCCCGACTTCAAGGAGTTCGTGGAGGGCCTCAAGGCCGACGGCCTCGACCTCTCGAACGCCGGCGAGTTCGCCGCCGCCATCCGCTTCTACGTCGAGGATTGGCTCTCGCGGGAGACCGGCGCCGACCCGAAGGACGTCCTCAAGGATCCCGTGAACGCCGCACGCTACCGGCGCACGGTCGTGGACATCCTCCGCTCGCTCTGCACCCAGCTCCTCGACCCCGCGGACGGCAAGGCGTCCATCGTCGCGGAGCGGATGCTCGCGGAGATCCCCGGCGACGCATCGCCAGCGGAGGTCCAGGGGCGCACGCGCGCCATCGTCGCGTTCGTGCAGCGCAACGCCGTGAGGCAGTCGGCCAAGAAGCTGATCAAGGACCTTCGCAAGACGATCAAGCAGCTCGCGATCTCGGGCAAGCGGTTCGACGAGACGGAGAAGGACCTCGGCCGCAAGATCACGGGCGAGCGGGAGCAGTACGCCCGCTACCTCTACCGGATCCTCGACTGGTCCGACGGCCGAATCGCGCAGGAGGAGCAGAAGCTCAACGACATCATCTCCGGCCGCCGCACGGCCTACGAGGCGGCGCGCGGCACGGACGCCGGCCTGGACGCGCTAGCGCAGACCGACCGCGAGATCCACCGCGCCGTCGAACGGCTTGACGCCCTCCGCCTCTGGGGCGGGCTTCGCCGAAAGATGCCGGGTGAGATCGCCCTGGCCGCCCAGCAGATCAAGTCGTGGCTGGAGACGGAGCGCGACGCGCACGAACGCCGCTGGGCCGCATGGAAGGAGTCCCTCGACGCCGAGGCCGAGGCTCTCGTCAAGGCGTTCTCCGCGGACGCGAAGGACTACACGCCGGACGATCCGGGCGTCGTCGGGAAGCTCGGAGACGAGCTGACCACCAACTTCCGAATGCGCCTCGAGCGCCTCGCCGTCGGCTCCGGCGCGGAGGGGCGGCGCGCGATCGACGCGGTCATGCGCCGCATCTACGAGGGGAGCGAGCGCCTCCAGAACGTCAAGGCCGTCCAGCGCGCCCGATTCGACGCGCTCCTCGCCCGGTGCGTGCAGGGGACCGGCATGACGGAGTCCGACTTCCTCAAGAGCCTGGACGAGCCGATCCCGGAGGAGCTGAACCGCCGCCTCGTCACGGCAGAGCAGCCGACCCGCATGACGTGGGGGCAGGCGCTCCAGCTCCTCGGCCAGCTCGAGCAGACAACGTCCTACCAGCGCAACATCGACGCCAACGGGCGCGGCGCGTTCGACGCGGACGGCAACGAGCAGACGCCGCACCGCGACCTCATCGTCCGCGCGCTACAGGACAAGCCGCAGATGCTTCGCCTGCTGGACGAGCTTCGCGCCGTCTACGACGAGAACCGCGTCGCCCTCTCCGACGCATTCGCCGCCGTGACCGGCAACCCGATCCTACAGCCCGACCCGCTCTATATGCCGGCGCGGATGTACCTCGGCGCGAACGACAGCCTCGAGACGACGGTGCGCGCGTGGAACCCGTTCGGGCCGGCGTTCTCGCCCCGCGTCCGCAACACCGCCGACTTCGACCTCTCCGTGTCCATCCTGGACATCTTCGCGGAGAGGCAGAGGGAGACCGCCGTCGCGCTCGCGTTCGGCGTCCGCGGCATGGAGCTTCGCTCGATCCTCGCCCGCAAGGAGGTCCAGGACGCCATTGCCCGGACGCACGGCAAGTACGCGCTCCGCAAGATGGTCGCGCAGCTCACGGACATCGTGGGCGACGGCTACAAGGGCGCGTCTGGCCAGTCGGACGGGTATCGCGGCCTCGTCCAGGCAATCGGCAACTTCACGACCTACACGGCGCTGTCGTGGAACGTCGTGACGATGCTCAAGCAGATGACCTCCATCCCGTCCTGGACCGCGATCCTCGACGGGGGCTACGCCGAGATCTTCCGACACATCTGCAACTTCGACCGGGACGCCGCGCGCGAGCTGGTCGAGGCCCCCGGTTTCGTCGCCCGCTACGGTGCGACCGGGTTCGCGGACATGATCCGCCAGGAGATGCGGAACCCGCAGGGCGGCAACCTCGTCGCCCGCCTCGCCCGCGCCGGCATGACCCTCGTCCAGATCGGAGACTTCGTCCCCGGCATCCTCGTCGGCACGGGCGTCTACAAGGCCCGCAAGCTCGCGCTCATGGGCGAGGGTCTGTCCGAGGCCGCGGCCCGCAAGCAGGCGGCGACGGAGACATGGGGCCTTATCGAGGAGAACCAGCAGAGCAGCCGCCTCGAGAACACGCCGGAGTTCCTGCGCCGCGGCGGCTTCCTCGCCCGCCAGCTGTCCAAGTTCGCGACCTCGCCCATGATGCAGGTCGCCCACGAGATCCACACCTGCCGGATGTGGCTCGCGGAGAAGAAGGCGGGGAAGGACCGCGGCGAGGACGAAAGCGACGAGGCCAAGCGCTGGCGGCGCAAGTTCGTCAACCAGATCGTCTGTAACCACATCCTCATGCCGGCCGCGTTCTACGCCGTCTCGCAGCTCTTCGGCATGGCGCTCGGGGACGAGCCGCCGGACGACGACGAGCTGGTCGGCGACCTCATCATGCAGATGGTCTCCGGGCCGTTCTCGCGGATCTTCCTCGTCGGGATGCTCGCGGACAAGACCGGCGAGTGGGCCGCGCGGATCGTCGGCGGCAAGCCGAATGTGTCAAGGAGCGACGGCATGGCCGCGCAGCAGCAGCTCGCGAAGGTCCTCACGCAGACCGGGCGCATCGGGGCAGATATCGCGGACCTCGACTGGGAGTCCGTGCGCGACGACTTCGTCAAGATGATCGGCCAGGTGAACGCTCCATTCCGCTACGCGACGAAGCTCACGCAGAACGTCGCCGGCTACGATCCGGCGAAGGCTCGGCGCGAACGCAAGGCGCGTATCAAGAAGGAGCGCGGCGGCGACTAGTGCCGACCGCTGGTCTCCGCGAGTCCTACGGCAACTGCGAGAAGCAGGAAAAACACGACGAAGATTCCGATGGCGGAGAATCGCTTGGCCATCTGGATCTTCCATTCCGACGATCCTTCCATCGACTTTTCGATGCGCTCAAAGATTCTCGCCTTGTGAACGACAATCCCGGTCGGTATCATGAGAATTGCAATGATGAGAAACGCGCCCATCTTTTAGTCTCCTTTCGTTGGTGAGATTGAAAAGTACTTCTCCCCGTCCCCAGGCTCGGCCAAGGCTCGGTAGTGCGTGAAGAACACGCCCGTCCCGCGGTGTCCCATCTCCGCCGCGACCGCCGCCGCGTCCTTGCACAGTTCGTAGGCGTAGGTCGCAAAGGAGTGGCGCATTACGTCGCTCTTCCACGTCACGCCGGCCGCGCGGCAGACATCGTTCGGGATGGTGTTCTTCGCACGGACCGGCGGCTTCCTCCACGGGTACTTCGCGAGCCACGCGGCTAGGTTCGGTCGGATCTCGACCGTGCGTGCGCGCGCCGCCTTGGTGATCTTCCCGTCCAGGCGGATGTACCGCGAGGTGAAATTCTCGCGCGTGAGCCGATGAAGCTCCGCGGGACGGATGCCCGCGAAGAACCCGACGGCGAGGTAGGGGACGCACGACGGCGCGATCCGCTCGGTGGCATGAAGAACGCGCGCCGCCTCGTCTGGCGTGAACACGCCGAGCGGCGCTTCGACCTTGCGCGCCCTCGCGATCCGCTTGAGCGGGTTCGCGGCGATGTAGCCTTTGCGCTCGGCCCAGGAGAACAGGACGCCGAGCCGCGAGATCCGCGTGTTGCGCGTCGCGCCGCTCTCCGATGCCACCACGCGCTCGAGGTCGTCGGCGGAGATGGTCGCGAGGAGCGGGTCCGTGCGAAGCTCGTCGGCCAGGTCGCGGAACGCCTGCCGGTACGACTCCATCGTCCGCGGCGTAATCGAGACACCGCGCTCCTTCGTGAACCCAGCGATGGCGTCGGAGAGGCGGACGGACTGCGACCTCCCGCCGACGCCGTGGATGCGGACGAAGTCTCGGGCGCAGTCCGCCAGCGACACGTCGGGCGGCAGAAGCAGGAGCGCCGTCTGCGCGTCGAGGTACTGGCCGGCGGTGAGGCCGGGGAGCGGGAGGCCCTTCTCCTCGGCGGAGATCCACCGCTCGGCGGCGGCGAACGACTCGAAGCACCGGCGGCGACGGATGCCGCCCACGCGAAGGTAGGCGAGGTAGGTTCCGTAAGAGGTCTCGCGCACCGTGCCGACGCCGACGCGGATGGAGCCGGCGCGGCGGCGCGTGGGAGGGCCGTGGGGTCGGGGGATCATTCCATGCGCCTCCTGCGATCCTCTCTGTAAAGTCTACGCATGAAGCCGAACAAGAATAAAATGCCGAATAGAAGGAATGCAAGGAACTTGCCCACTCTCGGAACAAGCCATTTGAGAAATAGCGCAAAGAGAACGACTACGCAAAATTTCAGCATCTCGCACCTCCCGCCAACTTCTCGATGACTCGTTGTTGCGACTCAATGATGCGTAGCAATGTCGCGCACTCCGGCGGCGTGGACACCATGGAGTTGTTCGCGGCCACGGAGTGGTCGGTCGCCGTGATGCTGACGCCGCGGGAATCGGAGAGGCCGAGGAGCCAGTCCGCAGACACATGAAGTGAGTTACAGATAGTGATTATCTCATCCAGGCTCGGCTCAAAACGCCCCGTCTCCCACCGAGAAATCTTCTGTTGGTTCACACCGATGATTTGAGAAAACGCCCTCTGCGAGGCTCGTTTCCGTAAATCTTTCATCCGTTCGGCAAAGACACTCATTTTGTGCTTGACTCCTATTCAGTTTTCGTGTAGATTGCTCCTCCGTTGGGACGCAACATGGCATCGTACCAGAACCCCCGCGCCCCGTCAACCCGGAGAAAAACAGACATGAGCTACAACGCCAAACACCGCCCCACGCTGGGCAACCGCCTCGACTGGGCGCTCGACGCCCCGACGTTCCTCGCCGCGATCCGGGCCTTCTTCTGCGGCCCGCGCGGCACGCCGATCAGCTACGGGTGGGGGCTGTGATGATGAACTGGAGCGATTCCGACATCGCGGAAGAAAGCAACCTCTGCGACTCCATAATCGAAGCAGGCGTTCCGGCCCTCCACGCGCTGCATCGCCTGCAAAACCTCACAGGAAAATCACACAACGGAGACATGGACAATGCATCTTGCGCGCTGAACGATGCAATCGACGCGGTGATCCTCGTCCTCGCGGAGGCCGTGAAGTTCCAGAAGGAAATGGAAGGAGGCGAGAAATGAACGAACTTGCCGAAACCGCAGACCGCGCGGAAATCGATTTCTCGCGCCCCGTCAACCTTCAACTGCGCGTCCGCAACAACATCCTCCTGCAAGCGATCCGCCAGCGCGCGCCGTCCGTATCCGCGTTCTGCCGCGCGACGGGATACCCCGTCCAGTATGCGAACGATTACATCGGCTTCAAGTGCAGCCCGCTCTACAAGGACGGAACATGGAGGGATTCCGCCGTGCGCCTCTGCGCCCTGCTGGACCTCGCGCCCGAAGAGGCATTCCCGCCCGAAATCTGCGCGAAGGTGAAGCGCAATACGGTGGAGGTGTTCTGCGCCGCCTCCGTGCCGCCGTCCCCGCAACTCTCGCCGCGCGACGAGACGGCGCGCGCCGAAATCGCGGAGAAGGTCGCGGTCGTCCTCGGCACTCTCACGGATCGGGAGCGGTACGTCGTGGAACACCGCTTCGGCCTTGCGGGGAAGATAGACACCCTCGAGGAAATCGGCGGTGTCTTCGGATGCACGCGGGCCAATGTGCGAATGATTGAAGCCCGCGCGCTCCGCAAGCTACGCCATCCGAACCGCCTCCGCGTTCTGCGCGGCGCGATGGACGCCGTGAAAGGCTTGGAGGTCATGGCATGACCCCCACCCCCCTGCTCACCGCCAAGGAGGTCGGCGCGATCCTCGCGATCAGCGCCAAGGCGGTGATTCGCCTCGTCAAGGCGGGCCGCCTCGACGGCGTGAAGGTCCTCGAATCGCAGAAGGGCTGGCGCTTCGAGCCGGAGGCCGTCCGCCGGTTCATCTCGGACTACCGCACCGCGGTGACCGCCCGCCCATACCACCGCGTCTACGGATCATGAAGATCCGAGGCCATAGGACGCGAGCTGACTAGCGGCAGCTCTGACCGCCGGGAAAGACCGGCACATCTTCAACCCAACCCCAACAACCCCCAATAGACATGACCCCTACCTGCAAATTCATCAAGAAGCCCGCGAGTCGCGACGAATGGCTCGCGCTCCGCAAGCCCTACCTCGGCGGCTCCGACATCGCCGCCATGCTCGGTCTCTCGCCCTGGCGCACGCCCTACCAGCTCTGGGCCGAGAAGACCGGCCGCGTCGTGGACGACAAGCCGAAGAACCAGCTCGCGCTCGACCTCGGCTCCCACGACGAGGAATTCATGGCAAAGCGCTACCAAGCGACCACCGGACGGATCGTCCGCAACTTCGGCTACATGATCTGCGACGACGTCCACCACGTCTGCGCCGACATCGACCGGCTCGTCGTCCCGGACGAGGCCAAGGTCGCCGCCTACCACGATGAGATCCGCACCGACACCCTGCTCGAGGTCAAGACCTCCAAGTACGTCTGGGACGAGGAGGTCCCGGCGTACTACCAGACGCAGGTCCAGACCTACCTCGCGCTGACCGGCTGCGTCCACGCCGACATGGCCGTCCTGTTCCGCGAGCCGACGCTGACCGACCGCTACCCGCGCGTCGAGCGCAACGACGGCCAGATCGACCTCATCCTCGCCAAGGCGAAGGAGTGGTGGGAGCGGCACGTCCTCGCCGACGTCGCGCCCGACCCCATCGACGAGGAGGACTGCCGGAGGAAGTTCTCGCACTCCCGCGGCGGCACGGAGATCGTCGCGACGCCGCGCATCATGGAGGTCATCGAGATCCTCAAGTCCGCGCAGGCCCGCGCCGACAAGGCCGAGGAGGACGTCGGCAAGTGCCGCGCCGAGATCTTCGCGCACATGGGCGAGGCGGACACGCTCATGTCCGCGGACAACCCCGCGCTCAAGGTCGCGACCTGGCGCTCGGGCAAGGACCGCGAGACCACCGACTGGAAGGCGACGCTCGCCGCCGTCCTCGAGGAGTACCACGTCCCGCAGGCAGCCGCGGACCAGATCGCCAGGCGGTTCACCACGACCAAGCCGGGGGCGCGCGTCTTCCGGCTCGCCTCAAAGTAGCTTCACCACAACCCCCAACCCCCAAAGGAACTCACAGACATGAGCAACACCGAAATCATCCGCTCCACCGACGACCGCATCGCCGCGCTGGACAAGATCGCCGCCAAGGCGAAGCTGATCGACCCCCGCAAGGGCGCCACGTTCGCGAACACGATCTCGATGGCCGGCGCCGTCGTCGCGCTGAAGAACGCCCTCACCCCCGAGATCATGAAGCCCATCAAGGAGCTGGCCGGCACGAAGCTCGGCTTCAAGACGGACCGCGACGACCAGGGCGGCTATGGCGAGGGGACCGTGAAGGACTTCGTCGTCGAGTGCGCCATGCGCGGCGTGCCGCTGATCGGCAACTGCGCCAACATCATCGGCGGCAACTTCTACCTCACCCGCGAGGGCGTGACCTACCTGCTCAACCACGAGCCTGGGCTGAAGTACGAGATCACGCCGGCGCTCCCGTTCGTCAAGGTCGAGCCGCACACGGAGAACGGCCGCAACGTCCCCGGCGAGGCGAACGTCCCCGTCATCGTCAAGTGGCAGGCCGGCGGCGCCGAGCCGCAGAAGGCCGAGATGATGTTCGTCATCGCGGTAAATCGCGGCATGAAGACGGACGCGCTCCAGGGCAAGGCGTTCTGCCGCGCCGCGAAGTGGCTCCTCGCCAAAGTCACCGGCATGGACTCGCCGGTCTCCGAGGGCGACGCCCTGGAGCCGCAGAAGCTCCCGCCCGCGCCGTCCGAGCCGAAGCGCATCGAGGGCAAGTCCGAGGCCGACAAGCTCGCCGACGCGCTCAAGTAGACCCATCCACGCCCCGGCGCCGGCAACCAACCAGGTTGACGTGTGACCACCGACGCCGGGGCAACCATTCCAGATAACGAAAATGACCACCATCAAAAACAAGCGAGTCGCCGGCGGCGTCTGCGCCCTCTCGAAGGAGCTGGGTTACTCGCGCCACCACCTCTCGGCCGTCCTGCACGGCCGCCGCCTCCCAGGCCCCGCCCTGGCCCATGCTCTCATAGAGCGCGGCATCAAGCTCCCGCGGCTTCGCCGCCCGTCGGAAAGGTGGGTCTGATGCCGCAGCTCGAGACGGCGTTCCTCGGCGTGATCACGCTGCGCCTCCTGCACGACCTCCCCGTCGAGGCCGCCGGGTGGCTCATCCACGCGCTGGCCGTCTGGATCCTTGACGACTCCGAGCCGGAGCTTTCGACGATCCCGACGGAGTGCGTCGGGGCGTGGATCGCAATCCGCGAGGAGAGCATCAACATCCACGAAGCCAGGAAGTCCCGCTCGGACACGAAGAGGAGCGCGGCGCTCGCACGGTGGAATGCAGACGGATGCAGACGGATGCAGAGCGATGCAGACGAATGCAGGTCGATGCAGACCGATGCTACGCGCGCCCCCGCGAAGACGAAGACGAAGACGAAGACGGAAATATCATCCGACGTCCGATGTCCCGACGTCGCGCGCGAGCGCGCGAGCCGGCCATCGTCCGTCGGCGTCGGACTTCGGTCATCGGTTGATTCTTCGATCAGAATTCCGTCGCCGTCCGAGAACTTCGTCGTCTGGGCGAAGCTCCAGGAGGACCCCGTGGACGTCGCCATGTGCGCGACCGGGGAGACCGACAAGCGGGCGCGCCGGACCTATGGCGCGCAGCTCAAGCGGCTCGGCCGCGAGCGCTTCGTGGACCTCGTCTGCGACTTCCACTCCACCCTGGCCGACGAGCCGCCGCGCAACAAGGGCGCGACGCTCACGGCATTCCTGCGGGACACGCCATGACCCTCGCCTACGACGGCTGGAACCAGACGGCGACGCCGGAGACCGTTCAGACTCTGCGTACCTGCAACGGAACGGACGGGGACGACCGCACGCCGAAGGTCTGCACCTCCTCTGCCCCCCCCAACAACCAACCCCTCCTCCTCGCGGCATGACACTCACCTACGTCAGTCTCTTCTCCGGCATCGAGGCGTTCTCGGTCGCGGCATCGCGCATCGCGGACGTCGATTGGCGGCCGGTCTTCTTCAGCGAGATCGACCCCTTTCCGTGCGCCGTGTTGGCGCACCGCTTCCATTCCGTCCCCAACCTGGGCGACGTCTGCAAGATCCGCGTGGAGACACGCATCAACCCCGACACCAACACCACAGAGAAAGTCATCACCAATGGAACAGCAACTATCCCTTTTCCCGGAATGGGAGTGGACATCCTCGCAGGAGGAAGCCCCTGCCAGGACGTCTCCGTCGCCGGCCTCCGCAGGGGTATGCAGCGAGACTCCGGCACGCGATCCAGCCTCGCCTTCGAGTATGCCAGACTGGTTGAGGAGCTTCACCCGAGGATCATCCTCTGGGAAAACGTCCCCGGCGTACTATCCTCCCGCAACGGACTCGACTTCCGAGCCTTCCTCGGTTCATTGGTCGAACGCGGGTACTGCTGCGCCTGGAGGGTTCTGGACGCTCAATTTACCCGAACACAATCGTTTCCGTTCGCCGTCCCCCAGAGACGACGTCGTGTGTGGCTTGTCGGATGTCTTGGAGCCGACGAATCCATACCTGCTCAAATACTTTCTCTCGTCGAGGGCCTGCGAGGGGATCCTCCGCCGCGCCGCGAAACGGGGAAAGGATCTTCCGCCCCTGCTGGATACCGCGCTGACCGAGATGATCGCGTGGTGGAAGGAGCAGGATTCGGGGATACCGGCATCGGATACTGGCAGCCGGGATGCCAGACCCTCCGAGCAGAAGGCGAAAACAGACCAAGCCGGCCCAGCAATGTCGCCGTCCAGGTCCAGACCGTCGGAGGGGGGGGATCGGACGTGAGCGAGGTGCTGACGGCGAGGAGCTTCAAGGGCATCGGCGCGAGGAACGGCCAGATCTGCGGACCCTTTGTGGCGACGACGTCTCCGGCTCCCTCTGCGCCGCCGACGGAAAAGGCAAGAACGGGCGGGATGTCGGCAAGTTCGTCCGCGTCGGCCTCGTTTGACGGGCATGACGTGTCCGCGACCCTGCACAAGCCCAACGGCTCCCCCGGCTTCTCCGACCAGGAGATCTTCTCGCAGGGGGGGGCATACCTCGCCAGAACGGAGATGAAATCGTGAGCATCGCGAAGGAAGCCTACAATGCCGGCTCGGCCCAGAACGGGTCGCTCGGAATCGGGACGGACGGAGCCGCGCCGTGCGTCCGCGCCGACGACCATCCCGCGGCGGTGGCGAAATGAAGGCCATCGCCGTGGACCGCCGCAACCAATGCCTCGACTGGGGGGGGGGCGGCAACAACTCTGAAGCATAACGCCGAGACCGGCGACAACAATCCAGTAGCACTCATCATGGACAACGCAATCCACACATTCGAGAACCACGCGCAGGACAGCCGCGTGCAGGACATCGGCGACGTGTCGCCGCTGCTCGGCGCGTCCAACGCGAACTCCGCCGGAGTGTCCGGCAACAACCCGCTCGTCGTCTTCTCGAAGGCGAGCCACGCGCGAAACGCGGCGGGCGACGGCGAACGCTACGAGAAGAGCGAGGTCGCGCAGACCCGCAACACCTTCGACCAGGGCGAGACCCGCGCGCAGGAGGTCGTCGTATCCGGCTGCCTCAACCCCGGCGACCCGATGACCCTCCGCGTATACGGGGAGGATGGCGCGAACCCCACTCTCCTGAACGGCGGCACCGGCGGCACGATCCGGCAGGGAGTCCTCGTCACGCCGGAGATCTACAAGACCCTCTCCGCCGAGGGCTTCGACGTGATGCCGGACATCCACAAGGGCAATGGGATGCCCGTCGTCGCCATCGAGGGCAACGGATCGAGGCCGTCCCATTTCGGTACCGGATACAATACCGACGGCGCGAACGGCCACGGCGTCGCGGAGGAGGCGACGCACACCATCGACCGCGCGAGCGGGCAGGCCGTCGCCGTCGGCAACCCGTGGGACACGCAGAGTCAGCAGGTCTTGATGTCTACAAACGGCGTTGTCCCGCCCTTGGCGGCGAACGGGAAAACGGAGCGGAGGCACGAAGGAGCGGATCGGAGGGCGGTGGTCATCGGCTGCGACCGGCGCAACCAGTCCGACGCGGACGAGGTTCAGACCGCGCTCCAGTCCACGGTGTCGGACGGCGGCTCGACGGTCGCCATCGGCGTGGACGCATACAACCAGTCCACGACCGGAGGCGCGTCCGAGCCGCTCGGACACTCCGCAACGGACACCGACCACACGCCGGCGGTCGCCCTCAACCACATCGTGCGCCGATTGACGCCGACGGAGGCGGAGCGCCTCCAGGGATTCCCGGACGGATGGACCAAGATTCCGTACCGCGGAAAGCCCGCGGACGAATGCCCGGACTCGCCCCGCTACAAGGCGTTGGGAAACAGTTTTGCGACGAATTGCTGCGAATATGTGTTAAGGAGAATCGTCGCCGCCTTCCGACTCGACATGGTCCCGGAGGTCTGACATGGAACACAAGGACAACATCATCGGACTGAAGTTCAACCGCCTTACCGTCGTCGCCTATGCGCCGGACTATGTCTCACCGACTGGAAAGCATTGGACGAACTGCCTGTGCCGGTGCGACTGCGGGAGGATGCACACGGCCAGGGCGTGTTCGCTCAAGTCTGGCGATGTAAAGTCGTGCGGATGTCTCAACCGCGAAAAGGCCGGCGCGAACCTCCGCAAGCACGGACTCTCGCACCGCGACCCGCTCTACACGGTCTGGAAGGGGATGCGCGAGCGCTGCACGAATCCAAAGCAACCGCATTGGCATCGCTACGGAGGCCGCGGCATCACGATTTGCGCCGAGTGGAACGACTTCGTTGTGTTCCGAGCCTGGGCGCTCGAGCATGGATGGCGTCCGCGGCTCACGATAGACCGCATCGACAACGACCGCGGGTACTCGCCGGATAACTGCCGCATCGTCTCGTTCAAGGAGAACAACGACAACCGCTCGAACATCCGCGACTCCAGGGGGCGGTATGCCCGTCTCGCAATCTAACACCTTCCCGCATCCGCGGGCAGAAACACAACCCAACAACACACAAGACATGAAAACCCTACCCGAACAACAGACGATCCCCGGCCTCCCGAAGCCCGACCGGCGCAAGGAGTACCGCAACCTCATCGAATTCCACCGCGGCGAGGCGCAGGACGCCAAGAAGGACATGAAGAACGCCGCGCTCGACCTGGCGGAACTCGCCGCCGGATCGCTCGCCCGCATGGAGAACGCACCGGACGCCGTCCAGAAGCTCGCCACGGAGTTCGTCGAGGCGCGCAAGCGCTTCTTCGACGAAACCGAGCAGGCCGGATTTGCCGTGGACAAGCTGCGCGACGAGGAGCATCGCATCGAGATGGAGGCCGCGTCATGCTGACCTTTCTGCTGATCGTCGCCGTTCTCGGCGACATTCTGCTCGCGCTCCTGCTCTGGGCGGCGCGCGCCGACCTCAAGTCGGAGGAGCTGCAGGGTTGGCTCGTCCGCCGCACGATGTGGAAGCTCCGCGACGGCGAACCTATCGTCGGGGACGAGCGCCAGGTCGCCCGAACCTACCTGGGTGACAAGATCGTGGACGCGATCCAGGGCGGGTTCGCCGCGAAGAAGGAGGCCCGCCATGAGTAAAGATGACGAGGCCAAGTTCCGCGCCGGCATCTACCGGCTCATGGGGCCGCTCACCGCCGCGCTCGAGCGCAACACCGCCATGCTCGCGAAACTCGCGGAGATGCTCGTCCGCGCGCCGGTCCAGCAGACGCTCCCCGGACTCGCGGATGACGACACCGAGAACGACGCGCCCGACGGATGCGTCTGGACACTTCCCGGAATGCCGACGGAGGATTGGACGCCGCCGGACGTCGAGTCCATCCCGCCGCCCCCGCCGGAGCGCCGCCGCGTGACGAAGCTCTACGACGCGCTCTGGGGCGAGTACAAGGGCGAGCCGTTCTCGCTCGGGGATCTCCTCGCCAGATCATCCGTCTGGTCGGGCCTCTACGCCGCCGGCTCGCTCAACAAGGCGCTCACGATCATTCGCAAGGCGGGCTGCGCCAAGCCCCGGCAGGCGGGTTCCCGCGCCGCCGCGTCGCTCTACTCCCTGGTCGAGCCGACAGACGAGATGCGCGACGCGCTCGACGCCTGCGACGAATCTTTCGGACACAAGAGGAGGACGGCATGAGCAGCCCGATCAAGCAGGACCGCCCCGAGGCGTCCTTCACCATCCACGACTTTACGGTGCGTCTGACGAACCCCGTATGGACGAGCGCGAGCGGATCGTTCCAGAAGAGGGAGCTTGTCCTCTCCAACGAGGACGCGAAGTTCCCGTCGGTCGTTGCCGTCCAGCTCACACAGGAGCGCGTCGGCATCCCAGAGCAGATCGGCCTGGAACCCGGCGACCGCGTGGACGTCACCGGCTTCGTCAGAGGGCGCGAGTACAACGGGAGGTACTTCACCGACCTCGTCGTGACGCGCGTCCAGATCACCGCGAAGAAGCCGTCCGTCGAGCCGGCGCCGGCCGCGGACTCAATGGCCGACAACCTGCCGTTCTAGGAGGGGACATGGACACGAAGCAAGAAACGGTCAACGCGGTCCTTGCGGAGATGCGTAGATTCTCCGCGTTCGCCGCCGCCAGGAGCCGCATGACACCTGCGCCTGCCCTCGCCGCAGAGCAGGACGGACACGCCGCGAAGCTCGCCGAGTACGCCGACCGCATCGAGGCGGCGGCGGAGCGGGAGCGCGTTAAGGCGCGCCACGACGCGGAAATCGAATGGACGCGGATTGGATACGACGAGCGAAAGGCGGAGGAACGTCCCGGCAACGCCGCCGCGATGCGCGAGGCGCTGGACAAGGCGGAATGCGTCTTGCTCGTCGCCGCCCGCTTCGCGACCGACGATGCGTTCGACGACGCGGATGCGCGCGAAAACCTCCGCGACGTGGACTGGGACGGAGCGCTGGCGGAAATCCGCGCCGCCCTCGCCGCGCCCGCGAGGAACTGCGACCGGTTCCAGACTGCGGACGAGGCGCGCGACGCCGTAAAAGCGGCGTTTGCGAACACGATGCTTCTGGACGACCGCCAACTTCGCGCGGTCTGCGACTGGCTCTTCGACCCGGCGCAGGAAGGAGGCGCGAAATGAATATTGCTTGGTTCTCCTGCGGAGTCTCCTCCGCAATGGTCTGCTGGCTCTGTCGCGACGAACTCGACGAAGTCCACTACCAGCATATCGACGATCAGCATTCAGACTCGATGCGGTTCCTGCACGATGTCGAGGCTCTGATCGGCAAGCCCATCCACATCCACCAGTCGCCATACAAGAGCGTCGATTGCGTCTGCCGAGCGTTCGGTTTTTTAAAAGGGCCGCACGGGGCACGATGCACCGACATCCTCAAGAAGCGAGAGCGCAAGCAATGGGAGGCGGAACATCCGGGGCGGCACACCTACTTCTGGGGCCTCGACTGCACAGAGCGGAACCGTTGCGACGGCATCGTCCGAGCTATGCCGGACTTCGACCACCGCTTCCCGCTCATTGAACGGCAGATGACGAAGCAGGACGCGCACGAACTCGCAGCGCGGCTCGGACTGAAACGCCCGGCCATGTACGACCTCGGCTACGCCAACAACAACTGCATCGGATGTCTCAAGGGCGGCATTGGCTACTGGAACAAGATTCGCCGCGACTTCCCGGAAGTGTTTGCGGCGCGTGCGAAACTGGAACGCGATCTCGGACGATTCATCCTCAAAGACGCCGAAGGGAAGCCACTCTGGCTAGACGAGCTCGACCCGGCACGAGGCGCGGAATGTAGGGAAATCCCGAACATGGAATGCGGAATCATGTGCGAGATCGCCGCGAAGGAAGGAGGCGACCATGCCTAGCACCCACTACAAGAAGCGCTGTCCGTTCTGCGCTGGCGATGCGGCCTACGACGTCGTTGTCAACCGCAAGACCGGAGAAGCGAAATACTACGTCTTCTGCCGCTATTGCGGGGTTGAGACTGCGACATACGACACAATCGACGAGGCCGTCGCCGCGTGGAACCGCCGCGCGGGGGAGGAAACGAAATGACGAACGAACCCAGCCCGCGCCCGTGGCGAGTCGAGAAGGCCGCCGACGAGTGCCGCTTCTGGATCGTCCTCAACCCGGACGGCGTGTCCATCGGCATGACATGGCTGGAGTCCGACGCCGCGCTCATCGTCGCCGCCGTGAACGAGCGCGACCGACTGCGCGCTGCGCTCAACGAAGTCTGCCGCAGAGTGTCCGTAGCGCTGAACTGCCCGAGGCACGAGACGGAGGCGATTGATCTGCTTGTTCACGATCTTCTCGGGATCAAGGAATGCGCCCGCGCCGCAATCGGGGAGGAAACAAGATGACCAAGCGCCGCCGACCCCACCCCGACGAGGGGGTCATCCGTTTCGTCTGCGCCCATTGCGGACGCGAGTACGAGATCCCGGAGCATCCAGGCGCGCACCGGCCCTGGGAGCGGCGGATCGTGAGGATCGGCGGCGAGACCTGGTGCGAACCATGCGCCCACAATCGGCACCATCGCACATACGACATCCACGGACTCCTGGGCGAGACCGTGGTCCACAGAACGGAGGAAGCGTGACCGAGAGAAACGAGAAGGAGGGGAGGGCAATGGGTGGGGTGGTTGAGCCTCATTCTAGCTCTTCCACACACAAGCGTGCGAAGGAGCGCGTGAAGAAGCCGGCGAATCGTGCCTTGCCCGTACATGGGCGCAAGCGCGCGACCGACGCCGAGGTGGCGATGGCGGTCGTAGCGGCCGGCGGTCGAATCGGAAAGGCGGCCGAAGTACTCGGCAAGTCGAGCCACGCGATCCGCAAGCGCACTACTCTGGACGCGCCGAACCCAGAGCTTCGCGGACTCCCGCGGCGGGTCCAGCAGGAGATCCGCCGGCTTGTCCGAGAGGGCGTCACGGCGAAGCTGCGCGAGGGAGACTCGCGTGTGCTGATCGAAGTCATGCACTCCAAGCTCTGCCGGGACATGGGGCTCGCGCCCGACCGGCAGGAGGTCGAGCTGTCCGGCAAGGTGGACGGCGACCTGCGTCTCGGGCCGCTCGACGAACGCGCCGCCGCCGAACGGCTCAAGGCGCTCGAGGAGGCGAGAAGGTGAAGATCGCCCTTCGCCAGATCGACGGGAAGCTCCCGAATCTCGCGCTGATGCGCCTCGCCGCATACCACAAGGCCCGCGGCGACGCGGTGGAGTGGTTTATGCCTCTCGACCGCTACGACCGAGTGTACGCCAGCAAGGTCTTCACGTTCACGCCGGACGATCCGTACCTCCCGCCCGACGCGATCCGCGGCGGCACGGGCTACGACATCCGCTCGCGCCTGCCGGAGGAGGTCGAGGCGTGTGACCCGGACTACTCCATCTACCCGGACTTCAACGAGGCCATCGGCTTTCTCACGCGAGGATGCGTCAACCGCTGCCCGTGGTGCGTTGTTCCCGAGAAGGAGGGCGGCATCCATGTCGTTGGCGACATCGAGCGCGTGGCGCAGGGCCGCAGGCGCGTCCTGCTCTTCGACAACAACTTTCTCGCCGCCCCGCTCGAGTTCGTCCGCGAACAGGCCGAGAAGATGCGCCGGCTCAAGATCCGCGTGGACTTCAACCAGGCCACCGACGCGCGGCTCTACACCGAGGAGACGGCGCCGATCATGGCGCGCGTCCCATGGATCCGACACCCGCGGCTTTCGTGCGACACGGACGGCATGGTGCCGCACGTCCTGCGCGCCGTGCGGCTCCTGCGCGAGAACGGATGGACCTACGAGGTGTTCGTTTACGTTCTCGCGAAAAACGATGGTATCGATTCGGCGCTCGACCGGATCAACCGTCTCACGTCCGCGGACCGCTACATCGTGCCGTTCGTGATGCCGTACCGAGACCTGCACAGCAATGCGGACCCTCCATGCGACCGACTCCGCGCGTTGGCCCGCTGGTGCAATCGGGCGATGATTCGCAAGTCCTGCACGTTCGAGGAGTACGCCAGATGAAGTCTTACGCGGAGACCATCGCGTTCTACAAGCGCGTCATTGCCGACGGCGACGTTGGCGTCCAGCGCATCCTCTGCAAGACCGACCGCTACTTCCTCCTCACCCAGGCGCTCGGCGTCCGCGTCGCGCTGCACCCCTGGGTCTACGAGCGATGCCGGGAGGTCGAGGCCGATCCCGACGGGCATCTCGACCTCTGGAGCCGCGGCCACTTCAAAAGCACGATCATCACCTACGCCGGCGTCGTGCAGGAGATCCTCCGCAACCCGGAGATCTGTGTGTGCATCATGTCGTACAAGCGAGGTGCGGCGAATGCGTTCCTCTCGCAGATCAAGACGGCGTTCGAGACCTCGGATATCCTCCTCGCCGCGTTCCCGGACATCCTCTTCTCGGATCGCCAGACGCACCAGGGCGACCGCTGGTCCGTGGAGGGCGGCATCTGCGTCAAGCGCCGCTCGACGCGCAAGGAAGCCACGGTGCAGGCGTCCGGCCTCGTCGAGGGCCAGCTCACCGGCGGCCACTTCGACCTGCTGGTCTACGACGACGTGGTGACCCTCGAGTCCGTCTACACGCCCGAGCAGGCGCAACGGACGACGGACGCCTTCTCCATGTCGGGCAACCTCGCCAGCACGGACACGCGGCGCTGGTACATCGGGACGCGCTACGCCGTGTACGACACCTACGCCTGGATGATGGAGACCGCGAAGATCCCGGAGCGCCGGCATCTCGCCATCGACGAAAACGGCGACCCGGTCTACTGGTCGCGGGAAGAACTTGAACGGAGAAAACGAGAAATGACTACGAAGGACTGGGCGTCCCAGATCATGCAACAGCCGACGGGCGAGGGCGAACTGGTGTTCCGTCCCGAATGGCTCATGCGCTACAACACGGCGCCGGACCGCGCCGCCGTGAACATCGGCATCCTCATCGACTCGGCCAACGCCAAGCGCACGGCGAAGGGCGGGTCCGACTACACGGTCATGGCGGTCGTGGCCTGGGCGCGCGACAAGAACTGGTATCTGCTCGACGCCGTGCGCGACCGCATGAGCCTTGCCGAGCGAACCTCTACATTGTTCGCGCTCGTCGAGCGTTGGCAGCCGAACGGCGTCTACTGGGAACAGATCGGCGCGATGTCCGACGTCGCCCACGTCCGAGAGAAGCAGGACGAGACCGGCTGGCACTTCGGCATTACCGAGCTTCGCCAGACCGTGCCGAAGACGGACCGCATCCATTGGCTCGAGCCGCTGTTCCGCAACGCCCGGATCTGGATGCCGTACCACCTTTGGAGAAGAGGCGTGGACGGGGGAGCCTACGACTTCATGGAGGTGTTCGAGCGCGAGGAGTTCCTGCCGTTCCCGTCGGTGAGGCACGACGATATGCTCGACTGCATCGCCAACATCATGCACCCGACCGTGCAGGGGTCCATGACGTTCCCGGTCACGCCGCGGCCAAAGGAAATGGAGCAGGAGACAACTAGCACAAGCGACAGTAGCTGGCGTCCGTGGGACTAGCTGGCTGTCCCAACTCGCGTCCCAACTGCCTCTCGCATCCTCCGCGCCAAAAGCTCGAGACCCCCACGAACGCCAATGTTCGCAGGGGTCTCATGGATCTGGGACAAGCGGGGATCGGACCCGCGACCCACGCATTAAAAGTGGGGAAAAATGCGGGTATCATAAAAGCCCAGATTTGTCAACGGATCGGTAGCGAATCTGCGGAAACGCCCTCGTAGAGCGGGCTTTCGCAGACGCATTATTTCGTCCCCAACCGACCCACGCATTTTATTCGCCCTAAATTGTCCCAGGTTATTCCCAACCCCTCCCCTGATGTGGTAGGTAGCGGTGGCGGAGGGAGACATCATGGGCTGGGGGACCAAACTCAAACACGCAACGCACAAGGTCGCGGGCGAGATCAATCGCGCCACGACCAAACTCACCGGCTCCGAGACACTCGGTAATCTCGCGGGAAAGGCCGCGCTCGCTCCATTTCCGGCCGTGCCGGGGCTGACCGGCCCAGGGGCATTTTCCGCGGCGCACGCGCTCGGCCACCTCGCCTCGTCTCTGGAGGCCAAGCCGGCGGAGCAGGCCGACGCCGGCTACGGGTACGATGGCGGCGGGTTCGAGATGCCCGACTACTCCGAGTACCTCAACCAAATGGGCGAGTATCTGGCGGGGATGCAGAACTACATCCGCGACGCGACTGCGCTCATGACTCGCGAGGAGCCGGCGCAGGAACCGCTCAAGCGCGCCCAGGTCGAGATGTCCGATGCGCGCGCCGACACCCAGCGCCGGCAGCTCCTCCGCCGCGGACTCATGTCCACCTACACCCGCTACGGGCAGAGCGGCGGGACGCAGAGGCTGGGGGCCTAGCACATGGCCGACGACCGCGCGCTGCTCAAGTGGGCCGGCACGATGGCCGACGGCCTCAAGCGCCAGAGGACGCCCCTCGAGGGACTCTGGCGCGAGATTCGCGATCATTTCGAGCCGACGCTCGGACGCGCGCTGGACGACTCGCGCGACCTCGACCAGGACGCCGCGAAGAAGGGCGACGCGAAGATCGTCAACTCCAAGAGCCGCGACGTGGTCTCGCGGCTCTCGTCGGGTCTCCAGTCTGGCATCACGAACCAGGCGCGCCAATGGTTCCGGCTCGTGGACAAGGCCGCGGCCGGCGGTCGTGAGAACAACTCCCGCGAGCGCCGCTCCATCGACAACGCGACCGAGCTGCTCCAGTCCACCATCGCCGGCTCCAACATCTACACGGCGCTGATCTCGCTCTATATGCGCCTCGGCCAGTTTGGCACGGCGTGCGCGCTCCTCGTCCCGGACGAGGCGACGACGGTCCGGCTCGACGTGATCGACGAGGGAGCGTACTGGATCGCCCAGGACCGCCGCTCCCGTGTCTGCACTCTCCTGCGCCGGTGCGAGTGGACCGTGCGGCAGATCGTCGAGGAGTTCGGCGCGGACGGCGTGCCGGCGAGCCTGCGCCGCGACTACGACGAGGGCCGAACCGAGATCTACAAGCGCGTCTGGAACCTTGTCCTGCCGACGCAGGAGGTTCCCGCGGCGGAGCGGAGCGCGTTCGGCGCGCATCCGTTCGCGTCGCTCTACTGGATCGAGGGGGGTGACCGCGACCAGGAGATCCTCGCCCGCCGCGGCTACGACTACAACCCCATCATCGCGCCGCGTTGGTCCACGCCGACCGGTTCGGTGTACGGACTCGGTCTCGGGCAAAAGGCGCTCGCGGACGCGAAGGAGTTGCAGGCGCTTGAGCTGGCGAAAATGAAGGTCGTCGCGCAGGAGGTCGAGCCGCCGATGGCCGTGCCGGAGAAGATGCGCGGCGTCCGCCTCTCGCTCAACCCCGGCGCGGTGGTCTACTACGCGGAGGGTCTCGGCGGCCAGAGCGCCGGCCACATCCCGATCCAACCCATCGACCAGCGCCCCAAGCGCCTGGACTACATCCAGGAGTGCATCGTCTCGCTCGAGCAGAGGCTCGGGCGGCTGTTCTACGAGGACCTCTTCGCGATGCTGTTGCAGATCCAGATGGGCGAGGGGAAGCGGCAGATGACCGCGACCGAAGTCACGGAGCTGGCGTCGGAGAAGATCGCACTGCTAGGACCGATCCTCACGCGGCTGAACCACGACCTGCTCAACCCGCTCGTCGGCGGCGTGTACTCCATCTGCCTCGCTCAAGCCCGCGAGAGAATCGACGAGATCGAGGGCGCGGAGCTGATGGGCTACGCGCCGTCCGCGACAGACGCGCTCGACCGGGCCGACCGCTTCGCGGCGCTCGCGGAGGTGGACGAGATGGAGCTGGACGTGGAGTACACGTCGTCGCTCCACATCGAGCAACTTTCCAACTCCCGCACGATGGGCATCGTCCGCACCTACGAGTACGCCGGGATGATCGCCCAGTACGATCCGCAGGCGCTCGACAACCTCGACCATGACGAGGCCGTCCGGCTCGGCGCGAGAAGCTACATGGAGTTCGGGATCATCCGCGACGAACGCGACGTGCAGACGATCCGCGAGGGCCGCTCCGCCCAGCAGGAGCAGCAGATGCAGATGGCCCAGCAGCAGAGCGACGCCGACGTGCAGAAGAAGCAAGCCGAAATCGCCAAGAGCATCAGCGAGTCGCAGGCCGCGAACGGCGGCGCCGCGTTCGCGCCGGAGGGCATGGTCGCATGACGCACGCGGAGCAGGTCGCACAGAGGCACGCCGAGGCCGACGAGCGCATGACGCGCTCGGCGCTCCAGTTCGCGCTCCAGGCGTCGGGCGGGCGGCAGCTCTACCGATGGATCGAGGATGCGTCGGGCGTGTGGGAGGCGCCGCCGTCCGACGAGCGCGAGCGGGCCGCATGGATCGGTAGGCGCGCACTCGGACTGTTCCTGCTGCGCTCCATGCGCGAGGTGGACCTCGATTCCTGCCTCAAGGCCGAGCGCGAACGCCGGGACATCGAGGTCGCGCGCGCCGCCGAGCTGGACGACGCACGCCGGCTTGACGAGCGGGAGCGCTCGGCCGGACGGATTTTCCCCAACCCCAACCCCAACCCCCAGGAGTAAACCATGCCCAACGATCCCACCAACACACCGCCCGCCGATCCGACGCCGACGCCCGCGCCGCAGAACACGCCGCCGCCCGCCGATCCGAAACCGCAGGAGACGCCGCCGGCTCCCACGGCCGACCCGAAACCGCAGGAGACCAAGCCGACGGAGACGCCTCCGCAGGAAACGCCGCCCGCCGATCCCGCGCCCGACATCCTCGACCTCGCGAAGGGCGAGGACGAGAAGCGCGAGGAGGCGGCGAAGCAGGCAAAGGCCGACTTCGACGAGTATGTTCGCGCCGCCGGCTACGCGGACGGCATCAAGGACGAGATACTCAAGAAGGGCGAGAACGGCGAACCGGACGTGACCATGCCCGCGGCCGAGGTCGGCGCGGTCCTCGACGCGCTCAAGCGCACCGGCATCGCGGCCGACAAGGCCAAGCCGATGATCGGCATGATCGCGGCGCTCGACCAGTATCGGGCCGCCGCCCAGGCGAAGGAGGACGAGCGCGTCCTCAACTCAATTCGCGAGGAGACGCGAAAGGAGTTCGGAGACAACCTCGGAGCCGCGGCCCGAGACATGGTCGCCGGCGGCATGGCGCTCTTCGGCGCGGACCTCTGGCGCGACATCTGCACGATCCCCGCCCTTGTCAACGACAAGCGGTTCGTCCGCTCCCTCGCGTCCTACGGGCGCTCCGGCCGCAACGACAGCGGCGGCCCCGCTCCTGCGTCGGGCGGCGCGTCCGGCCACATCGCATTCGACCTCGCGTCGTTCGCGCGGGGGACCAATCCCTAACCATTTCCGCCGCACCAACGCGGCGCGAAAAACAAACCACACACACCAAGCACAAGGAAAAACAAAATGCCCGATCCCGTCATCCTGGGAACCCAGGCACTCACGCTCCGCGACACCGCGGAAGCTGCCCGCGACAAGTCGGGCAACCTCAAGGCAAACATCCTCGACTTCGTCTCGGAAACGAACGGCGCGATGGATGACATGACCTTCATGCGCGCCGACAACGGCGACAAGCTCTCGACGGACTTCCTCAACGAGCTGCCCCACGGCCATTTCGTGGCGCTCGGCGAGGGCGTTCCCGCCGACAAGGCCGGGTTCTCCGTCGCGTGGGACACCTGCGCCAAGATCCGCGGCCGCATCCAGATCTCCCGCGACCTCTACGAACACACGAAGCAGAAGGACGCCCTCTGGGCGCAGCACGTCAAGGCGCTCTCGACCGGCATGAAGGAGGACGTCGCGGACGCCGTGTTCTTCGGCAACATCAAGAGCGAACCCAAGAAGTTCAACGGCCTCGCGACGTTCTACGACAAGTTCGGGACCGCGAACATCACGCGCCGGCACTACGCCCACAACGTGATCAGCGCGGGCCTCGGCACGTCCGGCGCCCCGTCCAGCTCCTCGATGCTCCGGTCCGTGTGGCTCGTCTCCTGGGGCGACCAGGCCATCACGGGCTTCTACCCGGAGATGTCGCCCTACGCGGGCCTCTCCGTCGGCAAGATGGAGGACATGGTCCTCAACGACCGCAACGGCAACCCCGTGTGGCACAAGACGCAGGAGATCGACTGGGAGGTCGGCCTCGCGATCCGCAACTTCATGGCGGCCGGCCGCGTGTGCAACATCGAGCTGGACAGCGCCTCGACCACCGGCTTCGGCGCCGCGCTCCTCACGCATATGCGTCACCTCCGCGCCCGCGTCAAGCAGGTCGGCTCCCGCCGCGCGTTCTACGTCCCGGAGCAGCTCTTCGAGATCATCGAGGACGCGCTCTGGTCGCAGACGCAGGGCAACGCCATCAAGTACGCCGACGCGCAGCAGGAGCGGCCGACGACCCTCTGGGGCATCCCGATCCGCCTCTGCGACTGTCTCGATGTGAACGAGGCCGCGGTCACGGCCATCGCCTAGTCATCCACCACGAACACGCAAGGAGATCCACACAAATGATCACCGAAGTCAACCGCCTCTGCTCCGACCAGCAGACCCTGCCCACGACCCAGCCCGAGACCGGCGTCATCAGCTCCGAGGCCATCCTCGACAACGTGCGCCAGTCCCCGGTCTACGACGGCACCCTGCACTTCATCGTGCAGGTCACCAACACGCCGGCGGGCGGCACGTCCATCCAGGCGAAGGTCCAGACCTCGCCGGACAACTCGGCGTGGACCGACGTCGCCGACACCGGCGCCGTCACCCTCGCGAACATCCCCGCCAACGGCGTCCTGCTTGACAAGGTCCTCACGGACGACTTCAAGGGCAAGCGCTACTGGCGCGTGATCTACGTCCTCGTCGGCACGTTCACGACGGCGGCCACGGTCACCGCGGGCGAGTTCACGGAGGCGTCCCCGCACTACCGGCGCATTTTCACCCCCGGCGCCGGCTTCGAGGGCTAGCCTGCGCGCGGCGTCCTCCCCGGCGGTTCTTCATGTCTGGCCGCCGGGGAGGCGCCGCACCTTCGGCCCCTCCAATCTCCCCCACCTCTTGAAAGCATCGCGACCATGAAAGCCATCTGCACCCACGACTGCCAGTTCCGCGGCGTCCTCGTCAAGGCGGACACCGTCCTCGACCTCACCGACGAGGAGGCGCGCACCGACCAGGCGAGGTCCTCGTTCCGCCCGCTCGAGGGCGGCGCTCCGAAGAAGAAGGACGAGGACAAGCCCGACGAACGAGGCATGACCGCCGCGGACTACCGAGCGCGGCTGGACTCGATGAACATCCCGTACCACCCGACCGACGGCGTGGACGCGCTGCGGAAGCTCTTCGACCGCGCGAACGACCAGACCGCCCGCAAGGGTCTGCACCGCTAGGACGCACCAGAGAGGAGTACCGCCGTGAGCCAGCCGATCACCGTGTTCGTGGACTCCGGCCGGGCGGTGGCACGCCTGTCCGGGCCGCTCATCCTCGGGGACAGCTACTCCGTCGCCTTCTCCGGTCTCTCGACCGCGGAGGCGGCGGCATCCCCGGAGATCGTCGTCCTTGGCCCGAAGCCCGGTGAGATCGCCGCGAGGAGCGGATCGGGCAAGGTCCTCGCGATGACCACGCGGCCGTGCGCCGACGTGTTCCGGCTCCCTCCCCCGCCTCCCTTCCCGAAGGAGTTCCCGAACCCGCCGCCGACCGCGCCGCGCCCCCTGCATCCGCGGGGCGGTCCGCACGCATCGGCCCCGATGCACTTCTACGTCGTCGCGGGCGGGCAGACCCTGGCGCAGGGCGACCTCGTCCTTCTGTGGGCGCCCTTCGAGTACGACGCGGCCGGCAATCCGATCCAGCTCCAGGGCGAGAAGGGGGACAAGGGCGACAAGGGCGACACGGGGGCGCAGGGCGAACCCGGACGAAACGGCGTGTATGTCGCGATGGACGGCCTCTATGCGTTCCACATCAGCGAGCGAGGAGACCACCCGGAGGACGGGCATCTCTGGATCCACGCCCAGGACGAGAGCCGGCTCTACGCCCACGACGAGAACGGCAACTACCTCACGGACTCCGAAGGAAAGCGCATCCCGCTCTACTACATCGACGGCCGCGGGCATCTGCTCTACCGCTTCTTCTACAAGGACGCGACCCACACGGAGCTGGACCTCGGCCGCGTCGTGACGCGCGAGGGCCTCTACGCATTCCACGTCTCCGACGGCACGGACGGGGAGCCGGACGGGCATCTGATGATGCACGGCCAGGACCTCTCGCAGCTCTACGCGACCGATGCGGACGGCGAGCTGATCCTGGACGGCGACGGCAACCCGATCCCGCTCTTCCACATCGACACGGACGGGCATCTCATCTACACGTTCTATGGCGTGGACGGGCAGGTCCACGCAACCCTCGACATCGGTGACGTGCGCGGGCTGCCGCTCACATGGGACGATCTCACCGAGGCCCAGAAAGCCTCGCTCAAGGGCGAGACCGGCGCGACCGGCGCGCAGGGTCCCAAGGGCGACCCGCTGACCTGGAGTGATCTCACGCCGGAGCAGAAGGCGGCGCTCAAGGGCGAGAAGGGCGACCCCGGCGAGGACGGCATGAGCGCCGACGAGATCGTCGCGCTCGTCAACACGACGATGGGCCGACCGGACGACGAGCCGATAGCCGGCTCCGGCACATGGGTGACCTCCGGCGGACTCTGGTCCGTGGAGATGGCCATCCTCGCGAGGATCGCGGCCCTCGCGTCGCGCATCGACGGCATCCGCGCGACCATCGCCGGCGCGTATGTCTTCAAGGGGTCCGTGGACGAGGTCAATGACCTGCCGTCGGACGGAAACGAGGTCGGAGACGTCTGGAACGTCCGGCAGGACGCCACGCATCCCGACGGAATGAACTACGCCTGGACCGGCACGGAGTGGGATGCGCTCGGCGGCCTGGGCGACCTCTCCGCCTACGCGCTCAAGAGCGAGGTCGCGGCGGCGCTCGCGGAGGGGAAGGGGTACACCGACAACAAGGTGGGCGACCTGTACGGAACGGTCACGGACATCGGCCAGACGGCGTTGTCCGCATCGCAGACCGCGACGGCGGCGTACCAGACCGCGACCGCGGCCTCGCAGACCGCGACCGCGGCGCTCAACGCGGCGAACGCGAAGCCGAGCGCACAGGACGTGAGCGATGCGATCTCCACGGCCATCGGCAACGTGGGCAACTTCTCCACGGTCGCGTTCGACCGGCCGGGGCAGCAGACGCCCGGAGGGTCGGTCACGGCCTATGGCCCGACGGACACGATCACGCTCTACGCCGACGGAGACCTCTCGATGTCCGAGGCGAGCGGTTCGCTCAACAAGGGCATCGTGATGTCCGTCTCCGTGATGGGGGCGTCCCTCCCGTCCGGCGTACAGGGCAGCAACCTCGGCGCATGGGTGTCCATGGTTGATATGTTCCTCGGGCAGCTGCCGGGCTCGTCCGACATCATCACGCAGGACACGAACGGCGACCTGCACAAGGGCAGCCCATACTCGGCCGACACGAAGTTGACCGATGCGCCGAAGATCGACGGCACGCCGCTCGCGCTCGGAGGTCATACGCACGCCTCGCTCGTCTCTGCCGATACGGAGACCACCGTGACGGCGAACAACGATGGCACACTCTCAATCACGAAGCCTGGCGCGGAAATCGACGAGACGGACCCGCTCTCCTCCCTTGCAGACTATCTTGAACTTGGTGACAACGCGACCCTGAACGATGTTCGGACGGCGCTCGGCCTGTCGGATACCGCAACACTCGACGATGCGCGACAGGCGGTTCCGACTTCCATCAACGACGTCTTCACGACGAAGACCTACGTGGACGACGCGCTTGCGACCAAGGCGAATGCTTCCGCAATTCGCTATGACCTCGCAACTGCTACGCCGACTGTCTCCGGGACGACGGCTACCGTCGCGTGCGCCGATCGGGCCATCACAACGGCTGCGATCGGCGCAAGCATCACATCCGTCGCGTTCTTGTTCCCGGCGGCAGCCCAGGGCAAGGCTCGCGACTTCTTCGTCCGGCTCGATTGCGCCGGGGCGAATGTTGCGAACTTCAGCTTCCCGCCTGGGGTGACAATCGACTTCGGATTGGACGATATTGGTGGCCTCACGCAGAAGGCTGGCATTCATCTTGTCCTATTCACTGAAATTGCCGCGAGCCATTGGCTCGCGAGCGTCAAAAAAGCCGAATCCTAAACCAGACAGAAAGGAAAACACATGAGCGCAGAAACAGTCAAGAACATCAAGTTCGGCGACAAGGTCATCAAGACGGACACGAACGGGAGCGCCGGAGACATTGAGGCGGACAACGTAACCGCGGACAACGTAACCGCGGACAACCTGTACTTCTACTACGGAAGTCAAAAGTATGTGATTACAATCGGAGAATACGGCATCAAGGCCGAGCCTGTCTCATGACACTCCTTCCCCCAGCCTTCGTCGTAACCTGCGACGCCGATCGCCTCGCGCAGTTTCGGACTGCGTGGGAAATTGTCGGCCTTCCGAAGGGCGCGGTACGGGAGTGGCGTGGATTGAAGCTGCACACATGGGGGCAGGACGGGGTTCTTGGTAACGCGATCGCGCAGTATTCGCTCGTCCGTCATGCACTTGCATCGGGATTCGATTCGTTACTTGTGTTTGAGGACGATGCAATACCATGCGATTCTGCGTCGGTTGATTTGCCTCGCGAGCTGGATGCGGCCCGCACTCGCGGCGACGCAGCGGTTCGCCTAGGATGGATCCCTGACGGCGACAAACATGATGACCCAGCCGACGGCGCGATCCTCATGGGGTCGCACGCCTACGCCCTGCTTTCGCGCCGAGCGATGGAAGACTATTGCGATGCGTGGACTCGCAACGGCAAGGCCGACTACATCTTCGGCGTAATGATGGGGCGCGTGGGCCGCGCGTCGCGCTGCCTGTTCGCGCAGCACGTCCCGGACGGCAAGCACGGCATCCACTTCCCGAGCGGGTGGGCGCGCATCCACAACCGGGCCGACCTGCGCGCCGAACACGCGGCATTCGTCAAGGCGGCTGCGGCCATCGGCGCGAAGCCGCCGGAGGTCTCTTGCGAGGGGGAGGCGAAGGCATGATTGCTGGTTGGCATAGCATGATGACCTCTGTCGGTAGCGCAGTCGTGCCGCCGACCGTGTTCAACTACATGTGCTTCAAGTTTGTTGCTAGTAGGTGGACGAGAACATGCACAAGCCTCGCTGACATCCGTTCCAAAACAGCGCAGATGTTCCAGTTTTCGGAGCTGAAATTCATCAATTCATCTGGGTCGCGCTACGCCTACCCGTCCGACATGACCGTCAGCCACTACACGAAGTTCGATGGCGAGCGGCATTATTCTACGCCTGTCGTTTGGACGAAATACAACAGCGGGGAAGGCGTGGGGCGTATTTTCGACAACTCTACTTCGACGAAATGGGGAGCGTATAACTTGGACGGATTTAGCAGCACGTATGCGAATGTCTACGATTTCGATACCGGAGCCGCCTTGATGGTTTCTGGCGGTTCATATGATGCGACATTCAGGACCAACCACTTTGGCGCGTTCAACAAGCACCCGCCAGCTTCTCTCGTTCTTGACGTTTCATCTTCGCCTCTCGACATAACAACGTATTCG